TTACAGTCTTCCGTATAATTTTGCCATCTTATAAATCTTTTTCGCAAGCTTAGGATCCAAAGCTTCTTTATCCATGCGCCATTTCCAGTTGCAGCCCAGTGTGGACGGTATATTGATCCTGGCACTGCTGTCCAGTTCCAGATAATCCTGCATGGGGATAACCGCTGTATCCGCGCAGCTGGACAATGCCGCCCGGACGATCTCAAAGCAGAGCTTTTTATCATTCTTATGTCCCAGATACTTCTTCGCGAACTTCTTATCCTTCTCCGGCATGTTCTGTATAAATCCTACCGTAGTATCGTTGTCATGGGTTCCTGTATAGACCACACAGTTTTTATCATAGTTGTGAGGCAGATATTCACTGTCATTTCCCGCATCAAAAGCAAACTGCAGGATCTTCATTCCCGGGTAACCTGTCTTCTTCACCAGACGGATCACGCTGGGGGTCAGGAATCCGAGATCTTCCGCGATGACCTTCTTTTTGCCCAGTTTCTTCTTCATCACAGCAAACAATTCATAGCCCGGTCCCTTCTCCCAGTGACCGTTCTGTGCCGTAGGATCTCCGTAAGGCACGAACCAGTACTCGTCGAATCCCCGGAAATGGTCGATACGGAGCACATCGTATAACTGATAGCAATATGCAATACGCTGCATCCACCATTCATAACCGGTCTTCTTATGATATTTCCAATCATAGAGCGGATTGCCCCACAACTGTCCGGTCTCCGAGAAGCAGTCCGGCGGGCAGCCTGCCACACCGATGGGACGACCTTCCCTGTCTAACTGGAACAGCTTCGGATTCGCCCAGGTATCGGCACTGTCAAAAGCTACATAGATAGGAATATCTCCTACGATCTCTATGCCCTTTTTATTCGCATAAGTCTTCAGTTCTTTCCACTGTTTTGCAAACAGGTACTGTTGGAAGCAGTAAAATGCGATCTCATCCGAGAGTTTTTTGCGGTACTTGCGAAGCGCTGCCGCTTTTCTGAGACGGATATCCTCGTCCCATTCCATAAAGCAGACGCCGCCGAATGCATTTTTTACTGCCATATACAGGGCATAATCATTCAGCCAATAGGCATTGTCCGTGATGAACTTCTGATATTCCGGTGCATCCATAAGTCCCTGTTTTTTTGCATTCTCAAATGCGATCTTCAGGACTTTGAACCGGGACAGATAGATCTTCTCATAGTCCACGTAATGTTCATTGTCTCCGAAGTCATAACCGTCACAGATCTCCTTCGTCAAAAGCCCTTCTTCGATCAGAAGCTCCAGATCGATATAGTAAGGGTTCCCCGCAAAAGTGGAAAACGACTGATAAGGAGAGTCTCCGTATCCGGTAGGTCCGAGCGGCAGGATCTGCCACAACCTGTTGCCGGACTTCTCCAGAAAATCCACAAAACGATAGCTTTCCCTGCCAAAGGTTCCGATCCCATATGCGGAAGGGATACTGGATACCGGCAGTAAAATTCCCTGTTTTCTTACGTTTTCTTTCATTGCTTTTGTATTCCTTTGATTTGATTAAAAAAAATAACTATCCAGTACTTTGCCGTCGCTCTGAATAGTTACTAAAAAATGGAAGCAAGGGGGCTCGAACCCCACTCTATTACTCTTGCTTTCCTCATATTTACTGGCTTTGTAAGTATATTTTGTTGATTACTTTTGACTACTTTCGCAAAAATAGTAGTCAAATCACCTTGCCTGTAAATCTGGTATGCTACTCAAAATAGACGATTTCTTTTCAATGGTTTTCCTATTCCTATGATAGTGTATTTCTGAAGTCATAATATCTGTATGCCCCATCTGATCCATGACAAGTCTTTTGTCTACATTGTTATCCATAAGAATAGTTCCATATGTCTTTCTTACTTTGTGCGGTGGCTTTGGATAAATTTTCAATTTCCTGCAAAGCCTTTTTTGCCTTTGCCTAACCGCCTGTGCAGTAACCCTGATATCATTTTTGGTAAAAATGTAATCTCCAAATGGATTCATGTACTTTATTTTATCACAAATCCATACATAATCATTCGGTATAATTGCTGTTCTGATTCCTGCCTTGGTTTTAGGATACTCTTTTACTTCAACAACATTGTTTCCGTTTTCGTCTTTATACTTCGTCTCCGTTCTGCGAACGTTAAAAGTATTATCAAAAAAATCGGAATGTCTTAATGTTACAACTTCTCCGATACGCACACCAGTTAAAAACATAAGCAATATAGCAATATTAGAAGTGTCAAGGTGGTTGACAAGATATTTAATCATTACATCCGTTTCATATTCGTCGAATACTTCTTCATAGTCTTCCTTTATTACTTTTTTAAAATCACTATCAGATACGTCAAGATTCTCAAAAAGTTCTACAATATTAAAATCAATAAGTTTACGTTTTTTCGCCCGTTTAAGGAAGGTTCTTGTAATTCCTTTTAGACCGGAAAAAGATTTAGGTGTCAACTCTTTATCGGCAATTTCTTCCTCTAAAAAATCCCCCCATTCATCTTCTGATATTGATTTTATTCTTCGCTTACCCAACTCTCCATAGTGTCTTAGAAAATATCTCTCATCTCTGTCGTATGTTGCTTTGCATATCTTTTTAAGATACAATCTTCGGTCTTCACATTCGTAAAACACTTCTGTAACTGTTGGATTTTGCTCTTTTTGGTAGTAAAACTTAATAACTTCTTCTTTGAGATCTTCCTCGCTTTTCTTTTTTACAAGTCTCCTTCCTTTTTCCTCATCCGGCAAATAAGTTCTCCAGTATCCGTCTTTGCCTTTGTTGATTGCGTATTTATGTTTCTTTAGATACTCTTCTTTCTTTTTCATTTCAATGCTTTTTTGCAAAGATTCCGTGTCAATCATACCATTGCTAACGGCATATTGCAATATTTCCATATTAGAAAGTTCCAAATCTATCACCTTCTAACCGCTTAAGCTTATTTTTTATAGACCTCACTCTTCTTTCTACAGTAGTTACAGAAATGGAATGTCTAAAGGATATTTCTTTTTGAGAAATTCCCCTAGACAAATCCCAAAACACTTTCTCTTCCTCTTCCGTAAAATTGGCGTTCCGGAAGATTTCATCAAGTTCCGGCTTAGTCAGTTTTGACAACTTCATAAGCCAGTCTCCTTCGCTAAATTTCAGTTTTATTGTGTAATAATACGTAGTATTACACATATTTAACCAACAAAAAACCACCGACCGATTATGGTTAGTGGTTATAATCTGCATTGTTAATAGTTATCAATGCTTTTTCAAGTTCCTTTGCTTCTTCATACCTTCTTTCATTGTAAAGCCGCTCGATTTTGGCTCTTACAACGATTCCGACTGCCTTAAATGCTTCTTCTGCTTCTTTTCCAGCAGACACTGAAAAAGGATGCCCGTAAGTCTCAATCGTCTGCGTAAATTCTCTATCCATGCATTCGCACCTCCCTGATATTGAGAATACTATACCACCAACCATATTCAGTTTTCAAGGTTCTCCGGCTCTATGCCGGTAAATATACATCCAGCGCCTTCTGGATCGCCCAGGAGATAGGTCTGTCCTGCTGGTGACAGTAATCCACTAATCTCTCGTACTGCTCCGGATCCATGCTGATGTCTTTCCGGATGTTCTTCTTACCGTCCTCTTTCTTCGGTCTCGCTATTCCTATCTCCTTTCTTTTACCTATTCTTCAGGGCAATAATCAGATCATTATATGTTGCCTGATTCATATACATGGTCATATGTACCTGATCTACAACCGTTTCTCCGCGTTTTTGCCAATCCTTGGTGATGTATCCATACCGCTTAATCCACTTTTTATTGATGCGCTTCTTTTTGTGTCTGCGCCGCTGGACCTGTTTGGTTGTAACTATAACGGTATATCTGCCCATCAGATCGTTCATTTTATCTAACATGCCTATCTCTCCTTTCGTTACACAATTTTTTCGATATTTCAGTTCAATGAACCAACTTTCGTTAATCCATCAACCGCATAACAACCTCTAAATCCCTCAAGCCAGACGGATAATGTCCCACATACCTCTGTTGGTTCAGTTACCACAGTAAATTTTTTTCCTTTATTTTTCTTCGACACATAATATTTGCCATTCATAATTACTTTATCGCCTTTTTGTATCATCTTTTCTCCTCCGCTAAATCCTAATATTTCAGTTTACCTTAACCAGCATATCAGCCTTAATCAAATCATATATAATATCTAGTGAATCTCTATGATCTCTGTATTTGCAATTTGGATTTTTATGTATTCGTGGATCATCGTCTTTCCAATCATTAACACAAAAACAACAATTACTTACGAAAAGCATTTTGCACCCTCTGGCAACGCACAAATAATAACATTCGCTTTCTTTTGCTATTCCTTTACAACGCTTAAATCCGTACTTTTCAAATTCTTTTGCTTCACAATTTGGTTTTAACATTTCATTCCTCCGCTAAATCCTAAGTTAGTTTATCTTCGCCACCTACGTATATTGCCAAGCATCCCATTGCGTCTGACAAAAATTCCATGTTTTCTCCATCGGTGCTTACCCGCTCTTCCGGATAACTGCTGCCACAATACGGACAGCATATGTTATGACCTTTAGTATTTGCTTTTTCTACCGCTGTTCTCCCCACTATAAATTCATCACCGCATGAGTTGCAGCGGAACTTTACCAAGTCATCTGCATACATTCCTTTTTCCCATCTATCATCTCGATACATTACATCTCCTCCATTCCTAATTTTCCCAACTACCGAATTTTCCTCGGTAGTTCATTTGCCCAACTAGTAAAGAAAATTTACTAGTTCGATTTCTCCCCCGTATTACCGGGGATTTTAACTTGCTTTTGTGTTATTGAGTGGAACTCAAATAGAAACTCAAATTTTTAATTAAATTTTTCACTTTTTAACTCAATTTTTGAGTTATTGAGTGGGAACTCAAATTTTTAGTTCCTGGTTTCACTTCCTACGCAAACCGGAGTTGCCCGGTCTGCTCTGTCTTGATCTGCATGTTCGGTGTACGCTCTCCTATTCGGAGATCACTGCAGTTTGCAGATACCAGTGCTTCTGCCATAACCGGCACTACGCTGTTACCTATCCTTGCCACTCGCTCCACTATAGGATATGTTTTTCCAGCAATATCCCTATCAATGATATAATCCTCGGGAAATCCCTGCATCAGCTTCAATTCTTCCGGCTTCAGCATCCGCAGAAAAATGTCTTTTATAACATATTGCTCTCCGTCAATCTCAATCAGAACATTCACCAGTCCGAACCGATCCTTTGTGGTAATGGTTCCCAGTGGCTTGTCCAATGTCTGTCCGCACCCGGTTCCGTAATACTTAACCAAAAACGCAGATACAAGTCCGAAATGTCCAGGGGAAGTGGTAATCGTATGCAGTGGCTCGTCACACCCCTGCCCGATCCCGGTCTTATAAAACTTTGTGACAAATGCGGTTACCAATCCGTACCGGTTGCTGGTATCAATAGTCTTGATAGGATCCGTAAGGAATTGTCCCCGGGAATCCCCCTGCCTGGTTTCACCGTGATACTGGATGATAAATGCCAGTGCATCCTTACTTTTGACGATATACGGATGTGGATTATCAATAATATACTTCCTCACACCATTACCGATTCTGTCCATTGTAGCCGCCGCCAGTGGCTTCTTACGCTCAAATATGGATGTTCCAAGATCAGACCAGTCAATATAGTCACCGCATTCTTTCCATCTCGGTAGCAGTATCCCATCTTTACTGTATGTAGGTGTTGGCCAGACGATTTTATTTCCATCCCGCCGGAAGATTGCATACCATCTTTTCCGTGTCGTAGGTGCCCCATAATCCGCAGCTATAAGTTCCCGACTATCGAAATCATATCCAAGAGATGTCATTGCTGTAATAAACTTACGGTAGTCCTCTCCCCTGCGTTCTGGTATCGGGTGACCGTCTGCATCCAGCGGACCCCACTGTTGTATCTCTTCAACATTCTCCATGATGATTACATCTGGCAGTAGCACTTTTGCGTGCTTGTACACCGCCCAGGGAAGTATCCGCAATCCTTTTTTGCGTGGTTGCCCGCCCTTTGCTTTGCTATGACTTGTGCAGTCAGGCGATGCCCACATGAGAGCCACATGGCGATCTCCAACATATTTTTGCAGATCAACCTTGAAAATATCTTCTGTCAGGTGCAATGTGTCAGGGTGGTTTACCATGTGCATCCGTATAGCCTGCGGATCATGATTTACGGCAATGTCAACAGATCTTCCAAGTGCCATTTCTATTCCTACGCTTGCGCCGCCACCACCGGCAAAGCAGTCAATGATAATGTTATTTTTCATGGCATCACCTCCGGCATAAAATCAGATAATCGCATTTGTGCCATTTCTGCATCTAATCTCTTTTTGGATAAATCATAATAATGCTTGTCCAGTTCAAATCCAACATATGGATGGTTGCTTCTGTAGCAGGCTATCAAGCTGCTGGCACTGCCTACATGAGTGTCCAAGATAATGTCTCCGGGCTTTGCATAGCGGTTCAGAAGCCATTCATATAGTGCCACTGGTTTTTGTGTAGGGTGGATACGCTTTTCATTCAACGCCTTATTCCCCTGCTGAATAGTTCCTTCAGTAATGGACTTCCCCTGAAACATTCCACGCCACATATACCGGAATATGTCTATCCTTTTAGTCAGACTGCAGAATGCCACCTCTGCATCCGACTGGTCAGAACCATCATTGCATTTATCCCATACGATAAGACCGCCAGCCAAAGTAAAATCAAAGTAATTGCATCCCCATATAATCTGATTTTTGGATACCCGAAACAATTCCTCGAAGTATTCCCTAGAGGGGGGCTCATTGTCCCACCCTCTGTTTTCGTACTGACCGTCCTTTACATATGTTTTTGTTCCATTTTTCTGCTTAACAAATTTATTCCTATTTTTGCCACCATGCTCATGTAAGCCATACGGTGGATCCACAATCGCAAGGTCAAAGTAACCATCCGGGAACTCTTTCATCCCATCCATACAATCCATGTTGTAATATCCAAAATCCATTACGGCATCACCCCCGGAATATCCTCAAAACTAATCTGATTATCTCTTTCAAAGACAATCATCTCATTCTTTGCTCTCTGATAGAAGTTGCGGTCAATCTCAAATCCGAATGCACTTCTCCCGATCTCTGCGGCTGCTCTTAAGGTACTACCGCTGCCACAGCAAGGATCAATCACTACATCACCGGGATCCGTAAAAATCTCTATCAGTTTTTTCAACACCGCTACCGGCTTCTGTGCCGGATGGATTTTCGGAATATCTTTTCCGTCTTTCTCCCAGCTGAACCAGTTAAAAATCATTTTTCCAGTGCCACGGATCGTCTTTCCGTCCTCGTCAACCTTTGCACCGTTCCTGAACTTCGGCAGCTTGTCACGGTAGAACACAAGAGCATACTCCGTTGCTCCAACAACTCTCATGTTAGCTTTCAACACCTGCGGACTATAATTTTTCACAAATACCAACGGTATGTAATGGACGAATCCATGCTTATAGGCGGCATCAATCAGCGTAGGCATCTGTTCAAAAGAGCAGAACACGATCATGCAAGGGCTGTTGCTACTTCTTCCCCTGGTAACGCTATTCTTGTCTTCTTTTTTCAGCATCTTTGAGCAGAAATGGAAATACTCATACAGATTAAAGTTGAAATCGGAATTGAATGCCGCCTTGCCTGCCAGCTTGCTTTCTCCGTTCTTATTATCCCCACCGTTGTACCACATAGGGTTACTGCCGTAGAAGTTCTTGCCGACATTATACGGGACATCGGCAATGATAAGCTGTGCCGGAGGTATGGCATATTTCTTATAGTTCTGCATTGAATCTCTGTAAATCTCACATTTTAATTTTTTCATTTTTTCAAGGAGACCGCATATGCTTCACTCTGGCCAGAGTCTCGGCTCCTTTCTTGGTTTTATCTAACTATCGTTTCTGCTTGTTCCTTGTACATCCGTCCTGCCATGCGCACAAGGTAGTGCTGTAAGGCTTCTGCAACGCTGATTCGGTGCTTTACGCAGTATCGGTCAACGTACCTCTTAAAGTCCTCGTTCTGCTCGTACAGGGCGGTGTAATCAATGGGTTCCATCTGCGTCACACTCCTTCCGGCTTCTCGCACCGCTCAAATTCGATTACCCACACCCACGGATTCGCATCCCAGCCGTAACTGTCAAGATCGGATTTCTTGATGGTGGAATCCCATACATCGGGAAAACCAAGTGCTGTTGATGTATAATCGAAACATCCCTCTGCTTCTGCATCATCGTCTTTCATATCCTGCAACCGCTCCACCATCACATCCGTAACCTTAAGCCATATACGTGCGGCTTCTTTCGGCATGTGGATGGATGGGTGCCACCTTGCATCTCCATATATTTCATCTGTTGCCCGGTACATATAACAGCCACAGCTTTTATTCAAGACGCTCTGTTGTGGTTCTCGGTAACAATTTCCATGTTCGTCTCCCTCACAACAACAACATTCAAAATGTTCCCATGTTTCTCGGACATACAGGATATCGCCCGGCTGATATGGAGCTCTTCTTTCCGGAACCAACGGATAGCCACAGCTTGCACAGTATATGTTCTCTGCCAGTTTGTCATATATGTATTATTTGTGCACATATTTGCAATTCGGACACTCTTCCCACTGTGGTTTTACAATCCGTCTCGTGCAACTCTTTCTCCCGTCAAGAATCGCCAGCACCATTTCCGTATTAAATAAAATCGGTTTAATTGCCATCTACACCACCACCTTTCACAATCTCGATTACCTTGTCAATTCTAATCACTGTTCTTTCCCCCATCAGACTCCCATCCTCTCTGTAGATCGGATTCTTTTCTTTCTCCAACTGCTCCACAACCTTGTCCACGTCATAGGCGGTTGGCTGTGCATCAATAACCTCTCCTAATGTTTTTAAACTTACACATTGAAAATTATTCTCAAATGTGCCTGCACACTTACAATTTTTCTTTAGTAAATTCTCATCAATCAGTCTTCCCATCGTTCGCCCTCCTGTTCCAATCATCAAACGATTTTAATACACTTTCCAGCATTGGCTTACTGACCATACAATTACCGCCATTGTAGTCACATTTACAGTCTGCCAGATACCCACATCCGCTGCAGATTGTTTTTGCAGCTATTCTTTTTGCTTCATCAACTGATAATCCCTTTTTCTGTTTCTCCACAGCTTCACGGCATTCCTCCACCGTACCTATCTGGCGGTACTGTTTTAATTCTTCCAACCACTCGGCAAGTTGCCTATGATAACTACGGCAATCATTACAGTCTGCTCCGTCCTTGCAAATAATATCGCACGGCTGTGAGTATTCGATTTCAGTTGTTATAGCTTCATCAATCGTCATTCTTCCTCCTCCAACAGTTCCGGATTGTCAAAACAGTTACCAAGAATCTCAATTTCATCACAACACGGCAGATATTCAAAGTTTGATTCGTAATTTTCTTTGCCATTTGTAGCTTTGAAATCTAATTCCGATTCATCCCATACCACCTGATAAATATGTTCATTTCCGTCATAAACAGTCATAACAATATCATTCTCCCAAATCAGATTGCCGTTCTTGTCCTTAAGTCCGGTGCACTGGCAAATTGTGGCTGGGGCTACCTCAAATGCCACAAACTGCAAACATCCTTCTTCTCCGACCTTATCACTCTCATTTACCGAGTTACCAACTGCATGAATGAATACTTGTCCAGTTACACCATCATCAATACGATTTCCAATTACCCATTCACCGTCATCTTTACGTTTTGCCTTGAATAAATATCTTTCCTGCATCCTCATTCCTCACTTTCTTTTTGCAACCATGACAGCGTACAATCCTTACAGTCATGACTAAAATCGCATACCTTGTCACTTTTTAATAAATTCCGCAGGACACATAATATAGCCATTGCCAGTTCCTCATCAGTCATGCTCCTGATACGGTCTGCGTTGGTCTTTTTATGTAAAAATGCTTCTACTGTCGGCAGCCATTCATTTGCAAAGGAAAGATGCTCCTTGCTTTTTCCAGAATACACAATCAGAGGATTTGATATTCCCATCTTACTTGCTCTCAATACTTCATATGGGTTCTTTGACAGTGGGAGAATTTCCCAGCCGTCCTTTATCAGCCAATTTTTAAATGCTTCCAATCTAGAAATGTGTAATGTATTTCTGTTCGCCATTCTCTACCTCTCTTCTGTAAAAACCTTGAACACTTCTGAATCTATTTCCCAGTTTTTACATTTTTTTGTGCTGTCTTTAATAGCCAGTTCCTTCACATCAAATTGAGAACATATCTCCGATTTGGTGACAGCATTAGTGCATCGATTTAATTTCATGTACTTGCAATTCAGACACATCTTTTTGATTTGATATCTCTGAAATGCTGCTTGTCCTAACTGGCAGGAACAACCTGCGTCATTATCTGTCGTATATACTGGCCCGCAATTTCGCCCATCATAATCTATACCGCCGTAAGTAGTGACATGTAAATTCCTTGTTTTCCCGCAGAATTTACATGTTATTTTTTCTACGCTCATTTTTATTCCTCACTTTCCCGGTATGGCTCCGGCAGTGGCATCCAAGCTGTGACATTTACACTATCAATATCATCACCGAGGACAAACCGTCCTCCCAAATATTGTACAAAGCAACAACGGTTTCGATATGTATCCCATCCAATTACGCTATTAAGAGATTCTTCAGGCAGTCTCTCGCTTACCGGAATCCAAACCGGCTGATTCTGCAAGGCGGTGATTGCCATTTGCAATGCATCGCATCTTTTATCAGCATCAAGTGTGCAAAGGATATTTGCCGTATCACAACACTGACTATGGATATCATTTAATAATTTGATAGCTTCTTCTCTCTTCATTCCGCACCTTCCATTTCTGCAAGCTTGCCTTCGGCTTCCGCTTCTGTGAGAAATACCGTTTTACCAAAATCGCATTCTCTAAAATATGCTCCTATAAAATGATTTGTTACCTTAGCGTAAATTCTATATTGTTCTCCGCTTTCATAAAATGATACACTAGAAACATAAGCTTCATAGACTTCGTCTTTCATGTTCTCATCATATTCAATATCATCAAACACATTAAATGGAGAAGTGACTACATAAACTGTATCTCCCACCTTACACGGCAACCGCAGGAGCAATCCCTGCTCCTCAGCATCCTCATAATCTGCCAATTTCTGTAATACATTATGGCGGTTATTTTCCAATTTAACAGGTTCTCCGCTAGGTGTAGCATATATCCCTGTTCCGTTAGCACTTCTTCTTGTCAGTCTCTCCATCCTTGCTCCTTTCCTTGATCCTCGGTCTCTCTGCAAATTGAGGATAACTACATTCATATGTAATATGATTCCAGTGGTCAAAATGCTCCACGATAGAACTGTTTTGCATACTGTATAATTCATTCTCGCTATGAAATCCTCTGCTCACGATTTTGCACTCCTTCCACTGTATGTACTTGCAATTCTGTATACATTGCAAATTTCTCTGTAATATTTTTCCTGTGCATGGATATGAGCATCCACACGGTCAAGTTCTGTTTCGCACCACTTGGCAAATTCTTCTGTGGATAACGGTGTCTCTGAAGTATCGAATTTCTCACTGTTATCAATCACAAAACTCACCATATCAACCGGAATGTGGTTCAAATCCGCAAGAATCTGAATCTGTTTGTCCTTGTCCTCCGCTTTTTCATAATTTTCCAACAATTCATAACCTGTCATCTGCATTTATATCACCTCTTATCAAGTTTGATTTCATTGTCGTAGCAACGTTTCTTTGGATTTCCCTCTACGGGAGAAATCATCTTTTTAGGGTCTGTGGTGTATGCTCCGTTTAGCTTTACACCTATTTTGCTTTTTTCATCCACGTAGCATGACGGCTTGTAACGATCCGGTGGAATGTAGTTGTGAATGCGCCAGTGTTTTACAAGCATAACACCACTATCGAAAGATAAAAGGAATCTATTGTCTATCAAGGATTTCAAATCATCATCAGAAGCACCACACATCCTTATGATTTTCCGTGGGTTGTTTACAAATCCGTCATCATCAGCGTTCATACAGATATGGAAATAAAGCATTTGAGCCGTAGCAGGAATATCCAAAAAAGCATCACTCTCAATTATTTTTGCGCTGAACATTCGTTTTTCTGCCATTTAGAACTCCTTACTCAATAATAGGCTTCTCAATATAGATACCGGTGTTTTCCACCAGTTCTCTCCACAAGTCCATGAAATCCTTTCCGTTACATTTGTCTCCGGCTTTGTCCATGTGGTCAGAAAACTTATCCTTGAAATTCGTCAGCTTCTTCTTACAGAATCCATCTTCCATAAGAATTACCATTCCATATAGGATGTACCTTGTGGACAACTCATTGATAAGATTGTTACATCTGACCTGTTCCCGGATGCAGTTCTGCGCTACAACCGACTTGTAATGTGGATAATCAGCTTCGGTAAATTCCTTGTACTCAATCGTCCAGTCTGCAAAATCGTTAAGCCTGCTCTGTAACCCCGTATAAGGCTCATTCTCGTACTTTTCGTTGTACTCGGTGAATTTACCGCAGAAGTCGGAAAGTCTCGTCTGTGAGTACTTGTAGTCTTTCCACAAGGTATAACAGAACAGCGTCAGTATTCCGGTGAATGGACTTCTCTCCGCAGACTGCTTCAAAAGTTCTCTCTGCCGCATGATTTTCAAAATTTCCTGCGGATTGTCATATCGTTTTGGCATTTTATGTATCACCTCTTTTCAAGTTCTGGCTCTTTCCTTTTGCAATGAGTAGCACCGTATTCTGATTTTCCTACATATTCGTAGCAATCAACACATTTCCATTTACCACTCTGATATGGTTTGTGAGTGCGTCCGTTGATTGAGTGCATTGTGTTTGGGTACTCATTCCAACAGCTACAATCGTAATTTTTTTCACTCATGTAATCTTCTCAAATTGCTTTAACAGGCATTCCTTACAAAACTGTGCACCGTCAAACTCGTAAAGTTCCTCTACCTCTTCATTACAATCATCGCAATACAAATGTTTCACATTTATATTCGGGCACCTATTGCCGAGACATGGATAAGCTTTCGTTGCACATCCGCAGCATTCACCTTTGTATTTCACCATTTTCTGAAAAACTCCTTTAATTTATTACAGAATTGCTGAAATTTATACTTAAACAAGTACTTTTTAAAAGATTCAGTTCCATATTGATAGCAAAGATACATAATTTGTTTTTGAGTAGAAAGAGATTCATAAAACTCCTTATCAGTTTCTTCAACGTATTGTAAAAGTACTTCATAGTCTGTTTTATTCATTGCTTTCACCGTCCTTTTCTCCATGCAAAAGTTCCATAAACCGAACAAATTGTCTTTGTGACACTGAATTGTTCTGTTTCTCCGGCTTAATGCTGATAACCAAATGTTTGTCAGCTATATTCGCCAGTTCCCTTGCAAGGTTGATTCTGCCTTGTGCCAGCCCATCACGGTAACCTTTTCCCGGTCGGTACTCTGCGATCTGCTTCTTGCCATCACCTTGACCACCTGCTGTCTTGTTGCGAAGCTGATAACCAACGTCCGCATACTTCTTAATCCAGTATTGTTCCCACTTGTCAAGTTGTTCTGCCGGATAGTGCATAAAGCCGATTTTCCAACCGTAAATGTTGTCCGTGGAATACAGTCCATGACTTTTGATTGACAGGTCTATGTGCTGATAGCCTTTAAGGTGTCCGGCAAGCCTTGAAAGCAAATTTACCGCTTGCCCGATATAGGCATATCGAAAACCGTCCTCGTCTGTTCTTGTCAGAAAGTAAATTCCACTTCCATCGTCTATGTGTGGATTAACTTCCAGTATGCGCTCACGGTTCTTTTTCTCAATGGCTTTTGCCTTTGCTACGTTCTTCCAATCAGCCAACCACTTCACCGCCTTTCAAATGGAATCAAATATCCGTCCGGCAAAGCATTTATAATATTTCTCAATGCCACATATCCTGTCTTTTGCATATTTACTAAAGAATTGCTTTGACAGGTATTCAGTTCGGATATGTTGGAATCAATGCTCTGCATTATTTCACTTCTTAATTGCGGTGTAAGTGGTCTATAAAATGTGTCAGCCATTCGCACCACCATTTCTGTACTTTTCCAGTTCCGCAATCATGGTATCTCTGCGAATATCTCCACTCTCATGCCACTCTACCGCATGGAAAACACCGTTAAGATTCTCACTCAAAACCTCAATTCTGATACTTGCCGACTGGATATACTCAATCAACCGCTGTGTATCTCGTGCTATGTCCTCGTAACCGTATTCCTGTAAGTGCTGAACCATTTTTTCAAGGTCTTCGATACTTGAACCTTCCATTAAATCTGGTACATCTTTTAAGCACAAATAACCAAAACTTCCACCACTCAAAACGGACACTCCTTTCCATTTCTCAAAATCCATTCCTTACCGCCCTGTGCAACGTCCACATAAGCCATAGGAGCAATCTTTTTTACCTCTGCGACACATTCACTGGGTTCTGCATTATCTCGGCTTAAATGGCACAATATGACGTTCTGCAAGCTATCTGTTTTGTTAGCCATCACAAAATCTTTCACAGTTCCAAGTTCCATGTGACCACGGTACACATGGGATTTCTTAGCATCGTTGGAATCCTCTGTAATGTACTTTTTCTGATAGTTACAGGAAATCAAGATGTGGTTCACATCTGCAAATCTCCACTTACAAAATTCCGTGTCGGTAATGTACAGAAGTTTTCCAATTTCCGGGTGAGTAATCAGGAATCCATAACAAGGGCATTCCGTACCATCTGCATTCGTGTGTGTCCATTTGCCGTCCAGTGTTGTCAAATCAAATGCCATTATTTTTCCACCAGTAAAGCATATTTCCATAGGTTCTAAACTCTCATATGGTTTAAATACTGGTATTCCCATGTGTTCAAGGTCTGATACGGATAATGAGTGGTCTTTGTGCGTATGGGTGCATATCGCACCCACAACACACTTAATATTCCAGTTAAGACCACGTTTTATGTCCATGATGGGAAGTCCTGCATCCAGTAAAAGTGTTTCACCGTTATCTGCTGTTAGAAGATAGCAGTTGCCGGAAGAACCGGAGCCTAAACATTTTAGTTTCATGCATTTACCTCATCATCCTGTGGGAAAGTATAAACTCCTCCCATTCCCTCTTGTGTCTTATCATCACAAATTGGATACTCCCTCTCAATTTTTACTCTGTTATGGCAAAGATACGCATATTTAAGTTGTTTCATTGCTTCTTCCGCTTTTTCATCTGTGGAATATTTAGCAATAACCATATCACCACAAAGTTGTTCTACACCTGTGAGGTTCTTATTCAGAAAGTAAATTTCACACCTAAATCTCTGAATAATCACCTGTTCATAAGGAATGTCTAATGTTCCGTCCTGCGATATAACTCTCATGGCAACCTCCTACTTAATCTCAATATCCGGAATAAGCCGATCAGGATAAAACACTAATTCATAATGGTATTTGTCCGTAGATTTCGGTTCTACCTGTTCCATCACATAGCAAGTCCAGTCATTCAAGTAAATGTAGTCCTTATAATACTGGTTTTCCCCAGTTTTAAATGTAACGACAAGTTCATTAGCAGAGTTATTGCTAAGAGTCATATACCCCTCTGCCTGCAACATAATCATGTCTGTTCTTGCATTAGTCACCGTGATTCTGCGGTACACATTGAACTCATCAGCTTCTTTATTGAGATTGTAATTCACCGTATCAGCGGTGCTACAACTACAAATACAAAGCATCATTACAAACATCATTACTACTACTAAAAAAGTTTTGTATAATTTCTTCATAATTTGTCCTCCCTACTTAAAGCAATCCGGTGTCTCTGCGTTAGCAATGGTCTGTTCCGTGCTGTCCGTGGTGACTTCTTCAAACGGTACAGTGTTTGCATTCTCTTCAATCTCTTCCTGAACCTGTTGGTATGTTTCATCCATCTGAATAAGAGACTGTGTAGCCATTGAGTTAAGGTCTTTCGGATACTTTTTGATAGCATTATTTCGCATTTTACGAACAATCATTGCTTCTGATGTTTCCAGCCATGCAGCGCTCATGTAAGGTCTTGCAACTTCACAGGAAAGCATATCTTCCAACGTCTTACATTCCAAAAGAGCCTTGATGATTTCGTCTTTCTTCTCCTTAATCTCTGCTTTCTGTTTATCTGTTGCTTTTCGCTTGTTCTCACAGATACCGAATGTTTCATTCATAAGATTGTTCCGTACATGAGCCAAGAGATTTCCTTTTACGCTTTCTCTCTCAGCAATCATGTATTCCATTTTTCCGTCTTTCATTTCAACCGGATAAACAACACGGATTACTCTCTGCGACAAACCTTTTTCTTCCCACTCCGGCGGCGTAGTCTCAATTCCCTTGTGTTTCGGGTATGCAAATTCATCGCCCTCTTTCACAAGCCATACCGGATAAACCTTTTTAACACCAACACCGAAATTTCTCATAAGAGCATCGTTTCCGTCACCCTCAATACCCATTTCAACTTCTTTGTACCAGTTTCCGTTTGCGTCCTGTTTATTTCTCAACTGAAAGTAGCATTCTCTCGGAACAGCATTTGCATTAAGTTTTAGGCTGGCAACCTGTCCGATAACCTGTCTAAGATTAGACCCATTCAGCTTTTCCATAGCTTCCTTGCTTGATGTTACAAGGTTGTAAATGGCACTCATGGATGCCATTACACACTGTTTGGAATAATCATCAAACTGCAACCCATGTTCCGTAAAATCACGCTCCATAAGTCCTGTATACTGGTTAGTGTAGTACGAAAGCTTTGTGTTCATTTCCTGTTTAGCAACCTGTGTATTATCTGCCATACCTCGTACCTACCTTTCTACCTTTTTGATTCCGTCAATTTTGATGATGAATACCTGTGTTGTCTTGGGATTCTGAATAAGCGCAAGGTCTGGCAGAGTAATATACGGATTGTCATTCTTCGCAATGTTCAAAACCTTTGCAACCATCCCATCTTCAACAGAAACTCCCTTAACAAAATTTTGCCTATAATTTCCAAGTCCACTCCATGTATCGTATGTTGAATAGCAATGACCTCTATCTGTTACCTCTACCATGTCACCGACATGAATTTTGCTGTCATCCTCTTCCGGTTTGTAGTTTTCAAGGACAACGTACTCGTCGTGCCATACGCAACAGCTTTTAACAGAGTTTTTAACATTACATGTTGCGTTCTTAATACCAATTACTCTGAAAATCTCTCCGTTTTCATATGGTATAAGAAAAGGTTTTGCATCCACAATTTTGATGTACTCACCGACTTTAGCTTTCCTCTTCACCTCCCTGACACCGTTATCAGGCTTTACATCTTCGCCCATCAGCCTATCAAAAGCCAACTTAGCACCAGTACGGAAATCAAATTCATCAGCCGGATTGCATTTTGCTTCTGCTTTCTCGCCAGTGGTCTTGTCCAGTGCAACCACTTTGTTGTCGTTGCGGTAGATGACAATGGTTTCCTGTTTTGCTTTTCTTACCAAATCAAAATATTTTTCTTCAACCGTAAATACTTCCCCAACACTGCATGACCCTTTTATGATTTTTATTTCCATCGTATAGTCTCTTAATTCTGTAACAATTGCTTCTCTTACAACAGATGTGGTAGTTATGGTATAATTTTCATCTGCTTTTTTGTTTGGTTTAACCACATCTCCAACCTTAAATTTTCTCATGATTCATTCCCGCCTTTCCTAAATTTCGTTAAATGCCTGCACTGCAAACAACTCGTTAGCAGTTCTCTTGTACAATCTTCCGTCAACATACACAGAGTAAAAACCACCGTTCTTCTCCAAAGTTACCTCTACCCCTCTTTTTGCAACAATAAAATATTTTTTCATATCTTTATTCCTCACTTTCCGGCTCGTTCATAAACTTGCCAAATTCATCGTTTTTCACTTTTACATCAGCCTTGCAAATTTCCTTAATGCTCTTAGGCATCACGTTCCATGTGACATCAGTACCGGAAATCTTTCCCTTGAGTTTCAATGCTCCACGATCTGTCAGCCCCATGTAAACTCCCGTGTAGCACTTGCCCTCTGCATTAAAAACCACAGTGTCACCGACATTGATTGTTTCTCCGTTCGTTGTCAGAACGGAAATTACTGTTTCTTTCTTAATCTGCATTTTCTACCTCCACTATTTCTCCATTATTCATGGTGTACCATGTATTCTCTTTGATTTTTTCACCGTCTACTTGAACCATTTTCGCTCCTTTAAGTGTCCATGTATCCGGTTTCCAATATTCTTCTTCATCACCTTCCCAGTCCGCAAATACAAGATAAGAACCGTTTACACCTTTTGCTTTTGATTTGTATCCCCATGCTACCGCAACCGCATCTTTATCTTCTGCGGAAGATGCTCCCTTGTAACCAGTAGCGGAAGATGCTCCACAGTTACCAGTAGCGGAAGATGCTCCATAGTCACCAGTAGCGGAAGATGCTCCACAGTTACCAGTAGCGGAAGATGCTCCACAGTTACCAGTAGCGGAAGATGCTCCATAGTCACCAGTAGCGGAAGATGCTCCCTTGTAACCAGTAGCGGAAGATGCTCCATAGTCACCAGTAGCGGAAGATGCTCCACAGCATTCATCACTTCCAGCTTCTTTTTTAACTCTACTCATGGTAAAATCAATGGCTGCTTTTACCAATCCGGAAATATCCAATTTCGCACCAATTTTTATTTTTGTGGATGCAACCTTGGAAGCATCTCCATCTCTGTCAAATTCACCGCTCTGCACCACCTCGTGGTAAACAGATTCGTTCGGAGAATAATAATTAAGACAATCCAGAGGATATTCACAAGCATGGAATCCGCTGTGACAGGCATCTGCTGTCTCCTCTTTGTACTCCTTGCCCTCTTCGTACTGAAATCCACGGCAAGTCATGTCCTTGTTGAATCCTTTGTAACTCTTAATTACTTTTTCCATTCTTCACTTCCTCCACTTTCAAACTCGCATCATCACTTCTGCGGAACATAATCAACTGACTGTCAACATCAGGAATTTTCCAAGGGTCAAGGCTCTCGGTATCGTCAACCATGATAGGCAATTCCACACCGCACCGCTTCTGAAACGCATTGCAAATGTCGATTTCCGTCAGAATCCTTGCTCCGTGGTTCATGTTACGGCTGTAAGGCTCTCCACGGTATGTAAAGTCACAGCATTCCTCCGTGTCACCGTTTAGAAGAGGTCTGAACATCTTAACGTGGCAAAACTCCAAATACTCGTTCACATCAGATTCCAGCAGTTCATTCTTTTTCCGGCTAAACCTTTTCAGCAAATCAAGTTTTGCCTGCACATCTGTAATCTTCTGTGCAATATCTCTTCTCTCCTGTTCCAGTTCTGCGATCCGCTTATCAACACTCTCGTTAATGCTCACACTGTCCAGTTTCTTGTTTACCTGTTCAATGTCTGCCCTAATCTCTTCCTCTGTGCATTTCAGTTCAATTCTCATGCTCTGCATATCCGCATAGCGGTTCATGGCAAATTCTTTCTCGGCAATCTGTGACTGGATAGCCTTGTATTCATCAGTGCCGGATACATCAACCTTTGCAGGAATATCTTTCAACTGTTCTTCCAGCTTCATAATTTCCGAAGCCTTGGCATTTCTCTCTGTATTCAGTCCTTCCAAAATCACATTAACTTCGGAGATATTCTCACTCAACCGTTCGATTTCCTCTGCAAATTTCGTGCCGTTCTCTGTAATTTTGGTAAGTTCCTCTGCCTTATGTGCTTCAAATTCGGTTCGTAACTGTTCTTTCTTCTCTGCTGGATATTCCTGTCCGCAATAAGAACAAACAAGTGTGGATTCATCAAACATTCTGCTTTTTGCATTTTGCCAAAGTACTTTCTGCTCTTCTTTTTTCTTCTTGAAATCTTCAATATCTTCCTTCTGAATTTCAATAGTACCAACGGCATTATTGATTTTTCCGTCCAAAACGTGTGCATCTTCCTTGACAGCCGAAAGAAGTTCGTTCAGTTTTTCACGTTTCGTTGCATTAGCTTCATACGCTTCATGCTCCAAATCACCCAACTTAATTTTCAGTTCAAGGATTCCGTCTGAAAGATTGTCGTACTCTGTCATGCGCTTCTGATTGTCGTTCTGCTGCTCAATGTTATCAGTTAGCTTTTCCAACAGTGCATTCTTTTGTAATTCCAGTTCCGCAAGGTCAATATCTTCCCTACGCTTGCTAACCTCGTCAATCCTTGTCGGTATATCGTCCAGTTGATCCTGTAACCCTTTAGAGCCATTTCTTCCACTTGTGCCGTAAAGCTGTGTGTTGCAACGCTTTTTCAATTCATCAACCGTGCCGTCATGCAGTACAGATTTCAGAGGTGAAAACTCCGGATACATGTCGCAAATATCATCATTGCTGTGCTTTCCAAACGTTTCAGCCAGTATTGCTCTCTGCTCTGTACCGCCTTTAAGCAACAGTGTCATGGCATTGATGCAAAGAGAAAATCTATTCTTATCACAGGCACACTCTTCCAAAAAACTGTCAAAATCAGCCTGTTTTTTAGGAATGTCGTTGATAGAGTAGTCTGTCACATTTCCTGTGAACTCACCCTTTTTGTTGTAATTCTGTCGGCAAACCTTTTTCAGAACCTTTTCTTCTCCGTCTACTTCCGCCGTAACCATTGCAGTAATGTCACCTTCAAGGTCGTTACCGTCTTTGTCATGCGGTCTGATTCCGCTAATCTCTTTGCCGTTCTCGTCACGGCAGCCAAAAATATACTGAATTGTTCTTTTGATTGTGGACTTTCCAGTTTCATTCGCTCCGGAAATCTCTGTCCGGTCGTAAATATCTGTGTCCAGTGTGTTAGAGCCATAGAATTTGCAGAAATTCTGCAAAAAGATGTGCTTAATCCTCATTTTTCCTATCCTCCCAAAGATATAAATACAGCGAATTTACAAACATATAGATTGATACTGGCTTGTCTGTCTCGTTGATTTTCTTGTACAACTCTGTGGTTGTGTTTATCTTGTCAATAACCCACTTGATCGCCCGGTACACACTTTCCTTTGTGGTGCTGTGTTCCTCTCCGATAATCCGGTAGATTTCAGAAAGTCTTCTATTTCGGTTCTCAAACATCAGCGTTTCAACCTCGATGATGTACTGGAATCCCGGCAAGTACTGTTTCATCCCAAGTTCTACCAAGATTTTTCTGATTTTCCTTTCCATTTCCTCATTCCTCCGGCTTTCAGTCTTCTGTTACGTGGATCATGTTGTCCTCTCCGATATACAAGATTCCTACATCTAACAATCCTGTAATCAGAATCTCATTTGCACGGACGATGGGGATAATTTCTTTCTTCAACATGGAAATACTCCTTTCTTATCCATTTTTTCATTCCTGTCTCACGGTTCACCAGTCGGTAGTAAAATGATGTTTCACGGTCGATTTCCCACTCTTTAGGATTGAAAAAGAATCTTCCGATTACTCCTTTGACTGTAAACCGCCTTTTGGCACTCATTCTCCTTCCTCCGCAAGTTTGGCATACTTCCAACCTGCAGCATCATCGTATCCGTCAACAGAATAAGATGTACAACCTCTGTCCCATGCAAAAACAATATTGCTTTCGTATCTTGCGAAATGTCTTCTTTTCCACCGTACATCTTCTGAACCTCTCACCAAAATTTTTGTATCAACAGGCACTTTAGACCAGTCAACAGCAGGCTCTACATATTCCTGCTTTGACCATTCTTTAATTCTCTTTTCGCTCTTTTCGCAAGAACGCTTATCATCAGTTTCAGTTTCCGCAAATATGCAGTTATTGCATCCAATATCAGTGCATCTACATATGTTTCCTTTTTTGTCTACTGCAACCGAACCGCCAGCCAGTGCAATATCAATAATCTGTTCCGCATACTTCTCTCTGTTCGTCATTTTCCATTTATCCTTTCCAGTTCTGCGCTCCTGGTTAATATCCAGTCTGCGTAATCACTTAATTCTGTTTTAGTTGTTGCATTTTTCTCACCGTGGTAAACCATGAGCACAATTCCTACATCACAATACTTTTCAAACAATTCCGACAAGTAGTAGGCTCCCACATGGATATTGCCGTCCACGGAGTAGATGTCTGTTACTCCCAAGCGCTCCATTCGGTCTTTGTGCCAGCGGTCTGAAATCTGCATCAGACCTTTGCAACCGCCACTTTCCACATCCGGTCTGCCGGACGATTCTTTCTCAATCATTGCCATGAGCAGTTCCGGGCAGATGCCGTATTCCTCACCGTACTTTACACACGATTCCTGTGATTCTTCCGAAATAAATGAGCCTTTAGGTTGTGCCGTGGAAGTAAATGTGATGGAGAGTGTTATTATAATAGGAAGAAACAGCTTTATTGTTGTTCTCATATCACTGCTTACCTTTCTGTTAAAATTCTTCCATCTTGGAAGACATACAGACTTTTTACTTTGAAAAATTCTGATTCTTCTAATTCCAAATTATTGCAGTATACATAGCGCACTCCGGTTTTTTCATCGTTTTCTCCAAAAACATCATCTGTGTAATACAAAACCATTGAAGAAAATTCTTTTATGTCATTTTCCGTAACGGGTCTGAGAAGAAGCTTTGATTCTTCCTCTTCATTTGCATGGTCAATGATTGCAATGTGTTGTCCATCTAAACAATCATCCCTTAAGTAAACAGCAACATTTCGTTCATTGCTTTCAAACCATACAACGACTTCTTCATCGTCAGCGTTGGAATTTACATCCGAAACAGTAAGCCCTACCAAATCCCTTAAATCACTGCCGTGCAGGACTTTGTTGCCATATTTAAGTCCTCTATCGTAATTTGCTTTTCTTACGTTATTCACTTAAATGTCTCCTTTCATCTAAACACTTCTCTGTGTTTCTATTTTTCTTCTAATTGCATCAATACCTTTTTGATAAACAAGTGTTTTTATAGATATATGTTCCTCCCCATTCTTGGTGTATTTCTGCTCTATTACACGGAACCATCCGCAATCAACATATTTTTGATACGGCACATTCCATTTATTTAACATTCCTGCTTCACGCAGAAATGCAAATAAATTATTTCTTCCAAAGTCCTTAAATCCGAGAATTTTTGCCACTTTATCCATCGGAATTGCGGTTTTGCTATCTGCCACTGCGTCAAAGAAATCTGCTTTTGGTCGCATATCTTCAATTTGCTTCTCTTTTTGTGCAATAATGTTCTGTGCTACAATAAGTGCGTTCGCTACAATCTGCTCTGGTGTCAAATTCTCCTGATTTGCTATGTACCCACCATTCTTGCGTATAGACGGCAAAACATCTGATGTTACCCAGTGTTTGAACCTCTTTGCTGAATCAAGTTTGCTTCCGATAATTGCAGAATATAAACCGCTTTCGTTTATTAAAGAAGACTTCATATTCATACCATCCAAAATGGATGATTTGGAATCATCCTCGTCTATGCGCTTCATCATATTGCTCGTCTGCGCATATCCAAGTTTGTCAGCAACGTCTTTTGCCACAAACCAAGGCTCGCCATCAATAGTTTTTATTCTGATTGTCCCAAATTCATCTGAATTAAATACCTGTAATTCTTCCATGTTTCTCCTTTCTATTCAGTTTTAACTCTTCTTGAATCTTCAAATGCCACAAGGTCATCCTCTGTGATCCTGTATTCTCTTCCTAACTTGATTGCCCCAAGTTTTTTTTGACGAATCCATTCCCAAACAGTAATGACTTTTACCTTGTATCTCTCTGCTACCTCTTCACAAGTAAACATTTGTGCCAAAATATCACTCCTTTCCGTAAATAATACTTGTATATACCTCGGTTTAGTGATATAATCTCCTTTGTCGAACGAGTTACATCTTTTTAACGAAGTATTTTTCTAGAAACTATTTTTATATTTCGTTTTGCCGAGGTATGTACATAGTATATCTCGCTAAACCGAAGTTGTCAATAGTCTATTTCGTTATGCCGAAATATTTTTTAAGAGGTGATATTATGTACAAAACTTTCGAAAAATTGTGTGAATTAAAAGGAATTACACCATATAGGTTTGGTAAAGATACTGGTGTTAACTCTTCTACTTTAAGCACATGGAAAAAGAAAAATTCTATGGCAGATCCGAAGACCTCTCAAAAAGTCTGTGAATACTTTGGAGTATCTATGGACTTCTTAATGGGAAAAACTGATAAAATTGTTTGTGAAGAATGTGGAACAGAATACAATCCATTTGATGACTTTGATTGTGCTATTCACGAAAATGTTCATAAAACTATAGAAGCAGCAGAAAAATTAAATATAGACTTGGTTCCATATAAGGATATTATAAAAAAACGAGTAGACTATAAAATTAAATTAGAAGATGGAACATTTGACTTCGAAAATGATTTGACTGATTATTTGGAAGTGCGATATTCTGATTATATTTATAACAATGTTGGTAGCACTAATCTCATTGACAGAATGGGTTATTATAAGAAATGCCTTGTTGAGATTATCAACAAGGGATTTGTGCCGGAAAATAATATAAACACTTTTGTAGAATCATTTGGATTAAATAGAGATTACATAGACATGAACGGAGCTTTTATAGCCAGAATAAGCAAAAATTATGATGTGATGAAACTTGCTAAAATTGCCGAAAAGCTTCCACCAGAAATGCTCAATATGCTTTTGTTTCAAGCGGAAGCTTTTTACGATAAATATACCAAGGGGTGATTATTCACCTCTTGTTTTTTCTTTTACAAATTCATAGAACCACTGCAAAATATAGTTTTCATTTATGCTTCCAAACATATTTGACAACTCTTTTCTGTATTCTTCATTTGTCATTTCTTTTTCCATCGTAACCACACCCCTCTCCCCTTTAATTCTCCGCAGAATCTAAAGTAGCGATACATCACATTATAGAACATACGTTCTAAACAATCAATATATTTGACGCACGTTTTTTATTGTTGTAAAATATCAACAAAAGAGGACGGTGAAAACGCCAATCAACACCGCCCTCGCCAGAACTTGAAGTCCCTTGTTTCAAGGGATGTTACAAGTGTATCATGTGAAAGGGGGATAAAAAACATGATGAAAAAAGACCGAATCAAAGAAATATCGACACATCTATCAGTCAACCGTGTAAATTATATGTTAAGTTTTCGTGGGAATCTCCATGAATTTCTAAATGAACCGGACATGACGGTTTACAAGCTTGCTGATGAAGCTAATTTGCCTTATTCTACGCTTAATTCACTGCTATACGGTAATTCTAACGACACAAAGCTATCGACCGCTGTTGCGCTTGCCAGAGCCTTTGGAATCAGTGTAGACGAACTGGTAGGTTGCGGCACTATGGAAGATAAGATGTTGGAATCTGTCAAGATATGCCGCAGTCTGCCGGAACACTCTCTGTACCTTATCCGTTACTTCATACGTCACCAAGCTAAAATCTATTTCAGTCTTGAAAAATCGCACAAGTATATTTCTGTCCTTAAACCGCAACTTGTGAATGGAATTATAGCCACCACAAACGCTGTAGAACCTATTTGCATAGACAACTTACCGGAAGATATAAAATCCAAGACTTATATCGGTTTGAAAATTCCCTGTGACTACTATATGCCGTTTTATCTTCCAGGGGAAATTATTCTCCTTTCCGCGGATCGTGAACCGCAAGACGGTGAACGATGTATTGTGACCAGTAATGGTGGAATATATATTGTCGTTAGAACCCATATAATTGAAGATGGCGTTAAAAAATGGAGATATGTTCCGCTCATGTCTCCGAACAGTATACTCCCGGAACACATAGTTGATGACATAATAGGATATGTGGTTGGTTTCGTAAACAATGACGGTGACTGGGGAATCAGATAAAAATTAAGAGCATGGCTTCTACACCATGCTCTTTTTGATTGATTTATTTTTATTACTAATCTGCATACATCAGTTATCATTACTTCTGTAAATGGCAAGTTAAGTAAGATGGAAATAATTGAGCTCACAGTAACAACTGGATCTGGAGACAGTGTTGGGGTAGCAGGTGTATCTAAGAGTATGTATCCAACTGCAAAAGCAATTATACCGTTGGGATATGATGCTACACTTGGGTATCGTGTCGGTTGTTTTAAAGTATCCACAGATCATATATTTTTTGCAATCCAAGATGCTGTAAAAGGATCATGGGCTAATGCAAAAACAATTACTTTTAAAGCATTGTTAATTTAAAGATATTATTTTAATCCTAAAATCATAAATGTACCACTCATACCAGTAGTAATTTTGAATTTATTGTCAGCAACGGGGATAAAAGATCCACTTATTGTACTACCAATAAATGTAGTAATTGATGGATATGTCCCAAAATGCTGAGTATTTTTAGTAGAATCATATATTTCTTTGATATACGATGCTGGATACACAGTAGGAGCATACATCTGAGCTGTTCCGTTGTTACACACAAATAAAAGAAGTTTGTAATTCTGAAAATTATCTTTAAGTTCTACCGTATTTGTCACATTTGCTGCAAAATAATTGCCGTATAAAAAAGCGTATGTGTTTGCTAACTTGCCATTTACATCATTTATGGCTGCGTTAGTATCATTGATGTCTTTTGCACCAAATGATGTACCTACTTGCGCATATTCTGTAACATCAACGAAAGAAACAGTTCCATCGTCATTTTGTATTTGCTGATATTTTCTTAACTGATTTTTAGTTGTGTCTAATACATCATCAACATAGTTTGTTTTTAAATCTGCCATAATTACACCTTAAATCCTTTCTGACCGCCAAGCGTAAAGGCAAGTCGGTTCTGCGCTTTTCTTTGTGCTACTAACGTATTGTATATTTTTAACTGCAACGATTCTATCCTGTTCCAGTCTTCATATGTTGGAACCGATTTATTCTCTTTCCATGTTTTAAATTGTTCAGGAAATGAGAAAGTGGAACTGTTAATTTCTGCCAGCGTAGTTTCAAATAAAGTAACTTCATCGGCATAAATAAGATCTGCTTCAACCTTATCCTCTCCAAGATTAAAAGATGATATTTTATACATAGATTCTGCAGTGCTTTTTAGTTCCAAAAGATTATTTTTAATACGGTTATAATCTGTATATAAAAAATAATCTCCTATATATTTCTCACCATTCCATTCAGAAGACCAATTTGTTTTAGGCTCTGCCCACATTATGCTTCCTCCACATTTCCAAACAATTCTATATATTTCTCTGTATCATTCAGCCCCAAATACTCTTTTATATCTTCTTTTGTTTTTGGAACTATTTCACCGTTTGGATAAAACAAGAAAAAATTACCTTTTTCTGTTCTGAATATTTTTCTGTTTGTCATTTCATCAACATATATTATTTCAGAAGATTCTGTGTTATACAGAAGACCGTTAATTATTTTTTTCATTACAACCTCCTTATGTTCTCATTGCTCTTCGTAGTTGCAATGATCCATTAAAAGCACCATTAAAGTTTAATTTGTGTTTTTCTACCTCGACTTGTAAGCTGTTTACAATATCACTCTCCATGAAAATAATATCAGCAGCTTCTAGCACCGGATCACCTCTGTATTGAATATCATAAGAAATATTATTCGCATAATAATTTCCCAGCCATTCAGCAACAGTTCTTGCATGATCTTCCGTTGAAATAAGTTGGTTTTCACAATACCTTATTTCTCCAGAATTGTTGATTGATTTTTTTAGATAGACATTATCTTCAACTACTTGTGGAGTATTATCTTCTCCGTTTTGAAATGTATATATTTTGACAAAAACATCTTTCGTCTTTCTTTCTGCGTATCCATAAGGATTTTCTGTCATAGAGTCTTTTTTCAACTCATAATCAGATAAGTCTCCAAAACTGATTTTATCAATCAATACTCTGTTTTTAGAATATGCTTTCGTTATCTCAAAACGAATACTATCGAAGTTTTCAAATTCATCATTTAACAACGATCTTTCTTTCAAATTATCATATTTGAAAGTCTTAAGAAGTGCATCTCCATTATATGTCGATACTTTCATCTCTTTTGGAGGATTACCTTGGAATGAAATATACAATCCATAATACGTGTATGCTGCAGGAAGTTTTAATGTAAGCACAGGGTTCTCCGAAAACAATCCATTTTCATCAGAAACATTGCTCGTAACATATCCTGTCTGTTCGATAGCTGTACTTGTATTTCTCGGAAGAAATAATTGTGAACCATCTACACGCATGAAATTTCTTGTCAGCTCTGCATATACATTGTTGTTTCCATATAATACATTAGTGGCATTTCCCCACCACGCAGTTCCGTTTGATGTAACCTGCATATCTGCCGGTTCTATAACATTTGCAAAGTTGGCTTTAATATTTACTCTTCCGTCAGAATCTACAAATAAAATGCATCTTGAAGCGTTGCACAATAACTGCAAACATTCTTTGCGAGATGCTTCCGGCATTGGATTGTGTAGGTTCACATCTCTTAAACAATCGTCAACAAAATACTCGTCAGGCTCGAATCCGGCATCTGTTAGAATGCTAATAGCTTCTTCATATGCTGTTCTATCGTATATTTTGTTTCCTTTTGTATAGATGTCTTCCAAAGTTGAAAGAATATCATTTGCGGTGAAAGACATTTGATTTTTTTTAGAGTTCCAGTCAGTCAAAAGCATCGTGGCTTTTTTATGCCATTCCACTGTTTCTTCTGACAAGACCATTCCGTATGATAACTCCATTTTTTGTCCAGTTTCAAGGAAGTTGATAAAGGAATTATCATCGTCTACATTGTATACATTATTCTTATCCAGTATTGTTACAGATAATTTTCTGTATGGAATCTCCGCTGAAATTCCGTTAACAAATTCTTCAAAAGATGATGTTGATACATCATTATTTCTATAAGTTAATCCGACACCCATTACAATTTTTTCTACTCTAAGCCGTTTATTTCCTCCGACCATAGATATAGGAATTATTTGTATTTTAGTAGTGTCTCCGATTACATCCGTTGTTGAAAAATCGTGTTTATCATTTGTATAAGTCAATTCTTTTTCATCTGTAACAATTTTGAAGCTAGTCGGGTAATATTTCCCAAAATCTATTGTAAGTCCTTTGATGGAATACTCTTGTGGAAATGCTACTTTTACAGTTTCCATTATGTTTTTTGTAGTTAATGGAGCGTTACGTAGTTGGTACAATCCGCTTGTCTCTCTCGGAAGAAAATACATTTGACCGTCCACGCGCATATAATTTTGCTCTAATGTAGCATATTCCGTATATTCCGCATCATTTCTAAATGGCAAAACCTTGTTTCCCCAGTATGCGTAATCACCGTCAAAATGAGCCGTGTTTTGTGCATCACCATTTACTACACCAAGAGTAATTGATATGTACGCCCTGTCTCTTATTTTTTTCTGCATCGCAGATTTATAAGCATTAGAAGCCTTTATCATTCTTCCCACCCGCAATCAATTAGATTAAATTTACATGTTTCATAGTTTCTATAAAATATATCATCCAAAAACAGCGGTTTTCCGGTAGTGTCTCCTGGATACATGGTGTATGTATGTCTTACATTATCATCACCTGTAAACGTAACCGGAACAAAAAATGGCTCTAAAGCATCTTGCATTTCTTTCCATGTTTCCGCATCTAAACCATTCCATTGTAGATTATTTATCTTCCACAATTTTCTTCCGACTTTTTGACCGACAACTGCTGCATTTACATTTCTTCCCGAATCAACCGTCTGCGACCGAACTATTTCCATTCCTGGAGCCGGGCACGGAAAGCGTACTCCGTTTACTATGATGAAATCACTTGCTCTTGCTATCATTGTGTTTTCCTCCATAGAAAAAAAGAGTGGGAATAAATCCCACCCTTAAGTAATAATCTGTAATCCCATAGCTTTCTGACCCCTTAAGCTTGCCCTTGCTATGTCTCTGTCACCGATATTGACAGCGGTTTCTTTTGCAAGTAATTGCTTTAACAGGCTGATTTCTTCTGCCATCATACGCATTTGTGCTTCTGCCGTGGAATTGATAGCTTCTTTAATTCCTGTTATTTCAGCTCCACCGGCAACCGCTGTCTTACCACCTACTGTTCCGGCAATCTCCGGCACTCCGTTTTCTCCTGCCATGAACATTGTGTATCGACTAGGAACGTAACCGCCTGTCTCAAATGTGGGGATTCTGCCAAGGTTTACACTTCCGCCCGGAACAAGTTCTTTTCCGAGTACAACAACCGGATCCCATGAAAAGTTTAACTTATCATTTATCCAGTTTGCAAACCTATTCCAAATTTGTTTGACAGCCTCTATTGCATTATTCCATGCATTAGATAATCCGTCTTTAATGCCACTCCATGTCCATTTTTCGGTAGTAAAATATGATTTTACATTGTTCCACCACTTTGCAAAACCAATATTTTTCCACCATGCGGTAAATTCATTCCATTTCGTAGAAAGTGCGGTCTTAATATTTGTCCCTAATTGATTCCATTTTTCAGCAGAAAACCAAGGCTTGACAGATTCATTAAACCAGTTTTCAACAATAGGTTTTAAATTTTCAAACACTGATACTAAACCAAATGTATCATTTATGTCCAGTTTAAATTGTGATAAGAAATCAAAAAACTGTCTTATCGGCATTGTTTTTGTCAAAAAATCTGCCGCATCAGAGTTCATCTGTTTCCAAGCGTCAAAAAGTATTGAAAAATCTGTGTTTTTTATTGTATCAAAGAATCCACCTTCTCCAAAAAACGAAAAATTATCATATGTTTCTTTATCATCAGGGAAAAGTGCTTTACCTAATGATTTACCTACATTAAATCCAATTTCCCAAGTAACAGAAGCTATTGCGATTGTAGGAACTATTCCTATGCTTGAACCAAGTACTGTGGCTGATAACTTATCCGATATTTTTCCCCATATAATATCTCCCACACCAGTAAACTTCAAAAGTCCTATTGCCGTCAGAATCGTGGTTTCAATCGGTGCTGCATCGAAACTTCCTTTCCACAGATCGATTGCCGCATCTATGGCAGTTTCTATGAAATTTCCAGCAGATGTAAATATTGCTGTCCAATCCATCCCGTCCAAGAAACTACCTATGTGTCTTCCAATTTTTTCCCAGTCCACAGAATCTATTGCTCTTGTGAACCAGTCAAAAATACCAGTTACCAGTTTGGACGTATCCATTCCGGCAACCTTAAACCATGCATCAGAATCAAACTTAAATGCATACGCCAGATCTTCTATAATATCTTTTACTGGCTTAAACACCTTGCTTACTTTGTCAGCCCAACCCATAGCTGTATTCTGCATCTTGTCAAATGCTTCCTGCCATACTTTTTCGTATTCAGCAGTAGCATCCACGATTTCCTTGGTAAGGTCAATTCCTGCTCCACCAGCAGAAGAACTTCCGCTTGAACCTCTGTTAGTGTCACCGATATTTAATTCATCAATACCAATTGTGTAACTTTTAGCCTTTTTTGCGCTTGTTCCCACTTTATCCAGTGCATCTGCCGTATCTTCCAAATCCTCATTGTACCCGGATACACCTTGACCGAATGACGAAAAGTCAATCTTGATTCCCAGTAAATTTGCCACACTGACAAGCAGTCTCTTAATCGCAATTACTACACCGTTAATGACAGGAAGTACTTTCTGTAATACCGGAATAAATAACTGACCTAGAACCATGCCAGCTTCTTTCACATTATTTGTGAATTGTCGAATCATATTGCTGGGTGAATTGATTGTGTTAGCCAAGTCTCCCCATGATACTTTTGACTGGTCTAAGATTGCCAGTAGACGCAACTGCTGTTTCTCTGCCTGTGACATTTCTGATACAGCTTTTTCAATTCCGTATTTGTAAGCATAAGTCTGTAAAGTGGCATTTGTGATATCAATACCATACTTATACAATGCTCTTGACTGACCGATTAAACCGGACTGTAAATTAGTCGCAACCGTGCTAAAATCTACGTTGAACAGAGAAGAAATATCCCCGGCAAGCATTGTCATAGACTTTGAAATTGCTGTGGTGACTTCTCCGGTCTGTCCTAAAGAGTTGGTGATAGATGCAAGCTGTGAAGCGTACTGGGTAATCTCCTGTAAATTTAATCCCAGGTTCTTCATTCCGCTTTCAGAAATCAATCCACTGTCTACATCTACTTTCAGACCGGACATTTTCCCAAGCAGTTCATTTACACGGTTTCCGAAACTCTGCGCATAATCCTCTGCGTTGTCGTAACCGAATTTTTCATAATCCTTGCCCCATTCTTTGCCGACTTTGTTAAATGCTACCGTGTAGTAATTAAATGCTTCGATATAGTCCGTAGTTCCCTCTATGGACTTCCACAGACTTTTAATTCCACGGATCACAAGGAAATATGTTGCGTAGAATTTTCCGAAAGCCGCTGCAAGGCTGAATGTGCTTTTTGTGGCTCTTTTTGCGCTTGCCGTATAAGTGTTCAGATTTCTGCCCAAAGAGTTTGCAACCCGACCGGATGCCGCACCAGTAGATGCCAGTCCTGCCAGTGCATTTGTCATGCGTATAATGTTCTCACTGACATTCGGAGCGGTTGACAGAGTGGTGAATAACTGCTTCAAATTCTTTGCCAGTAAAGGAATGTTTGTAATTGCTCTTCCGGATGCTACACCGCCAAGTCTTGAAATTGACGATGCTATGCTTGCAATATCCCCTACTCCATCTACTTTGGTTCCTGCCATATCAGCAGAAAAAGTCTTCAGTGCGGATGAAATTCTGCTTAATCCGCTTGTATCTATTTTCCCCATTCTGTTAATAGAATTTGTCAGTGTGGAGATATTCTTAATTCCACTCGTATTCATGGAATTTGCGGCATTTGCAATACTCTGTATGCTGTTGGAAATACTTGTCAGTTTGGACGTATCAATGGACAAGCTTCTCTGAAAATTCGTAAGGCTGTTTGCAAGTTTATTCAGTGCACTACTGGCTTTGTTCGCATCCGCACTTATTTTTATTTGAAGATTATCAATATCAATATCTGCCATACCGCACCGCCTTTACCGCAATAAAAAAAAGGAAGTGTCAACCACTTCCAAGAAAAGAGCGGTAAGCTGTGACACCTACCGCTCCTAAAATCACTTTTTGAGATATGCCTTTGTAACCGCACCGATTTTTCCGTCCACTTTGATACCGACACTTTTTTGGAATGCTTTCACTGCATCAGAAGTAGTTTTCCCGAAATATCCGTCAATGTTCGTCTTACCTTTCGCATTTACAGACGGCATAAAGCCTTTCCTTACAAGTTCGTACTGCGCCCACTTGACATCATTTCCCTTCATCATCATTGCCATACGCTTGTAATACAGAAGTCTTTCCGGCTCTGCATAAGGGTTGCTATGGCTTGTAGAATCCTCATATACGGCATCTAAATCCTTGTACCATACATTCATGTCCACATTTCCTACAATGCCTCCTACACGCCCTTTAGAAGTATACTGCCAGCCTACCATGTTCGGTACTTGCGGTTGATACTTCACATCGCACTTGCCGTTATTCTTGCCGTACCGTGCGATCCACATAGGATAACTCACACCGCCATAAGGCTTAATGTATGTCTTATAAAAACTTTCCCCAGTGTATACACCGAACTGCAATCCTGCATCGGTGATTACCTTGCCGTAAGCATTGATAATAGAAATAATATTTTTGCCAAGACCTTTCATAACAGCATCTTCAACATCAAGATATACTGTCACTTTTCTGCCATTAAGGATAGTAAGCACTCTCTTTGCATCAGAGCGTGATTTTGCAACCGTTGTAATATATCCGTATTCATATACTCCGTGCACATGGACATTGTTCTCTTGGCAACCTTTCCAGTTCTCTTCAAACTTCTTGTCTGGGTTCAAATCCTTACGGATGACTTTTAGAATAGCAAAATCAATACCGTTCTGTTTTACCGCCCACCAGTTAATCGTCCCCTGGTATGAGGACACATCAATTCCTATTAAACTCATGTTTGTTTCTCCTTTTTGGGATGTGATAATTCAAAATTAGCCTGCATTGCCATAAGTCCTGCAAGGAACGCTTTCCTTTGCTTCTGAATTTCTTTTTCATTATTAGCAATGTCCGCACGTTCTATAATAGGCTTGTCAATATACTTCGATTGTGCTTTTCGACCGTTTAGGCAATGGTCTATTGCAAAGATTAATGCAGATATTCCGTAATTTCCCCAACGTTGCCATGAGTTCCTATCTTCTTCCTCTTTTTTTAGTTTATATCCTTTGTAGCACCACTCTAATTTTTTAGGATTCAGATGTTTGAACTCTTCTATCGAGATTCCCATGGAAAAAGCAAATGGAAAATATTCTTCCCATATTATTTTGTGCCAGTCGATTTCTTCTTGTGATCCTGTGGCATCTTCGTTACCTTGCTGTCCTCTTTCTCCATCTCTTCCTTGGTCTGCGTCATCATTTCCGTCAGACCCGACAGTTCGAAAAAACCGTCTTCTTTCATACAGTCTGTCAGTTCTCCATACAGCTTCACAAAAGAAAGACCGTTTGCTTTCATGTATTCTTTCATTAAAGCATTGGATTCATCCGGTGTAATACCTTCATGGTTTTCGATAAGACCTGCATAAAAAGCCGTTTTGCATACATGAGGAAATTCTGCAAGCATATATCCGCTACCATCTACAATTTCTTCTGGTGTGGGATTCTGTACATTTTTTGCTTTTTTAGCTACATAGCCACCGGAAAGCATAAGAAACATCTTTTGAATCAAATCCTTGCACTCCACAGCACCGAATCCAAACTCTAAAGTATATTCAACATCATTAACTAAAATCTTCTTCATAAAAACATATCCTTTCCCCAACATTTTGTTGGAAAGGAGCCGCCCGAAGACGGCTCTCTTTTGCTTAAATCAATGTTTCGTCTACCGCTTCATCAAAGTCAGCCACGGCAGTGTTATTTGTTTCTGACTGACTTGCTATTCCCCCGTTGTTAGTTCAACGGTAGCGTCCAATCCCTTGTATTCCTCAATAGTAAGATTCATTTCAATCGTCAGAAGTTCATTCTGTCCGATTTCCGGCTGTGGAATCTGTTCAGGCGGCTGCGCAACAACGAAGAAAGATTTCTCTTCTCCGGGAATAACAGTTTCAAACCACATTCTTTTACCACCAGTAAGAGCCTTATAAGCTGTAATAAGTGCAGTCCATTCATCCACTGTTTCTGATGTAAAGTTGACTGTGACTGCAAAAGAACCGCCAGTATCTGCACGACCTTTTACATATCTAGTGATTGCATCTTCCAGTGCGGAAGCATCAATCTGCTCCGGTTCAATGTTGATGCCACCGATAGCATTTATTCTTGTAAGTTGTTTAAAACTCGTAGGTTTTGTTCCGGCTGTTGTCTCTGTACCATATCCGAAAGTAATTCCTAAAGTAGAAATTCCGGCTGCTGCCATGATAAATACCTCCTTAATTTTGCATAAAAAAATAGAGCCGTTTGGCTCTAATAGTTACAATGTATCGTCAGCACCAACAATTCGTCTGAATCGTGCAGTGATTCTGTATGTGTTCTGCGAAGTATTGCTAAACTCCGGCATGGAAGTTATCTGAAATCGCAAACGTTTGAAAAGCCCGGCAACCGTAGCCATGATAGCTTCAGCTTCTTCCTGACTTTTGTTGGTTATCACATCCACCTGGTACGATGCTGTGATTCCATTGATAGACCGTCCTTCAAGGTCTTGTCCTGTCTCTGTGAACGGCATAGCATGAAAGTAAACTGTTGGGAATGTGGGTTCCGACAAATCCTTGCTTTTGTCCGTTACATACGCTTTAGAATGGCTCTGCGGTATTTTCATTTTCAAGTATGATGCAATCTTGACTTTGAAGTCTGATACCCATTGATATTCATTAACCGCCATTACCGAACACCTCCATTGCCACTTTCACTACATCTTTTTCAAGTTCGATACCTGTCAAGTACATAAATGGTCTGCTATCCATGCCTTCACACCAGTACACTTTTCCGTCATCACCTTTGTAGAACCAGCCGTATTGACCATTTGTCAACTGAATGATGTTTGAACCACTTCCGTAGTTCCATTGAACACCTTCTGGCAACGGATATGGATATTCCTTTTTCCCACCAAGGCTGCCGAGTGTACCAAACTCCACAAAAACAGCGGATTTATCATCAGCAACGACCGCCCAGATTCCACCGCCTTTTATGTTCCCTATATGCTCTGCATGAATGCTTCGCATTAAATCACCAGTGAAGATAGCATCTAAACTTGTGACCTCTATCCTAGCCACTTCTACGCCCTTTTCTGCCAACTTTTCAGCCAGTAGCCTACATTTATACTCTAAGCTATTTTCATAGTCTTTAAGAGCCTTTACAGCCGCTTGTATGGACTTTTGGTCAAACAGGTTGATATTGATTGTCTTTCCCATATGTCCCTACCATTTCTTTAGAATAGTCACATCCGTGAATCCATACACCTTTTTCAGTGAAAATTCCATTTTCCAGTTTTGGAATAGTTAATTTTTCTTTGTCACCTTTCATAGTCAATCACCTACTTCACCGTCTTCTGCAACAAGAACAAATCTGCTGTCAATCCTTCGTCTGCAACGCCTTTGACAACATAGTCCGCAGTCTTGCTATCCACAAGTCCGTCATCGTTACGACCTACTTCTGACTTCTTCCAGATAACATCTCCTGCCTTAATCGGCAAATAGCCTTTGTCGGTAACAATCTGACAATACGAACTGGAATCATCAACACCAAATTCCTTTACCAGTACTTCCGACAGTTTGTTGCTGATATTTGCAGAAAAAGGAACAGGTTCAGAAAATCCGATAGTTTCTCGTTCAATCTGTGGAATCATTTCTCCACAGACTGTATCGTAAATAATGCTACCGTCATCGCCACGTTTATAGATTGTGACTTTCTCACCCTGTTTGGAATACTTCATTTTTTGCTTATTTGCTTCAAGCATTTTTCTTTACCTGTTTGTAAATCTGGTCTGCACCAGTGCTTGCAAGTCCGGAAATAATACCTACTGCGCAAGCGTTAATCACATCATTTGCCGGAAAATCTGGAATTACAAACATTCCTAAAATTCCAAGTGCACCACCAACAACACCCACAATAACAGGAATGTAGTTATCCTTAACTTTGGTAGAATTTTTCGCCCAAAGTCCTACAAGATAACAAAGAACACCAATTCCTCCGCAAGTTCCAATCTGTGTGAAATCCATTATTCTTTACCTCCATTCTTCAATCTGATTTCTTTGATTTCCTCGTACATTTTGGTGGCCATTCCATTTCCGCCTAACGCATGATACGCATTGTACATCTCTACAAAATTCTCATACGCATAACTAGGAATTTCTCCCAACTTCATGTACTTATCGTGATACTCAATAAGTTGAACACGCAAAAGAAGCATTGTTCCCTTACTGTTTGCATCTCTGTCCTTTTTTTGTTGTTTAAGGAGCCAGACAATATATCCTAATAAAATAGGCAATACAATAGTGTATGTCTGTAATAAAAAATCTTTCATTTCATATCTCCTGTTACTTATTGTTGGCACACCGCCCACCACCCTTAAAGTGTGCCGCCTGCAACCTTATTACCGGAATCAGTAATATGGTCACGCACAATCTTCTAAACCCCTCGATTTCGATGGGGTTATAAAACTTTTGCAAATGGAAAAACACCAACAAACAGTTCTTCCCGGTCTCTCCATGTTCTCGACACTCCATTCTCTGAATAGCTTGCCATGAAGTTTTCACCGGCTTGTGACCTGTCGTACACGACAAGATTAACCACCACGGACTGAAATTTTTCAATATCCTCGGCAATTTTCTCTTCCGTGTAGCTTTCCGGGTACATTCTTTTTGCTCTGATGTCGGCTTCTGCTTGACTGATAAGTTGTTCCAAAAGCGGATTTTCTTCCAAATGGTCAAACACGACCTTGGAGCTTTCAGAATCACTTTTAGAATCAATATGAAATTGTTTCAATCTGATTTTTACTTGCTCCAATGTTGTGTAATCTGCCATGATTTACCTCTTATTCATCTTTTGCGATAACTTTAGTGATTCCTGCCTTAACAGCACGATAATTAGGATCGCATTCGATAATCATAATTTCTTTTCCGGTCTGTGCTTCGATCTCGGAAGTTCCGTCCCAGGTTGCGTAAGTCTTTACGTTTCCAAGATAAGGAGGAAGTTTGCAATCATCCGCTACCTTGTACTTGTAAGAATTATTAGAATCCTTAGAAGGACTTACGGTAATTTTGGTGAAACCAGTGTCAGAAGAACTTGCTGCACTGTTTACAACCAGAGTATCAAGTCCAGCTTCTCCCTCTGTCAGTGTTCCGATTACGATTCCATAAGGGTTAGGAATTACAGGAATAAACACGCCACTAGCCTTAGTCCACTCAGCAACCGGATCAGGAGTTGCCCACTGGGAAATAGTAATGAATTGCTTTTTGGACAGGCTTGTAAATGCACTTGCTTTTTCTTCTTCCGGAGTTACGCCCCAAAGTCCAGTACCAATCTTTCCGTTTCCAGTAGATACATAAAGAGTAAATACATTATCCGGTAAAAATCTCTTTGGAGTTCTCGTTGTATTTTCCTTGTTGGCAATTCCGTACATATCATCATCAATTACCATGTTCAGACCATACAGGCTAAGTAACAGATTTTCCACTTCTGCAGGGGTAATTGCCATTCCAACGAAATTAACTCCCTTAATAGCTTTCATAATTCCTTCATTCTTAAGCATATAAGAGCGCATTTTTGTAGAAGTCAGTGCGGTATTGACAACATATCCTTTGTCAAGAGCCATCTGAACCATGTCTGCAATATCTCCAAGGATATCATGGGTAGGATCTTCCCAGCCTTTCAGTGTCTTGAACTTATTTACTTTGAAGTCAATAGCAAAATTGAGACCATTTTCGTTAATGGTCATCTTACCAGTAGACATAACCTCCATTTTTGCGATTTCAGTTCTTGTCTTTACAGAATCAGACAGCCGACCCATATCGTCATATACATAGTCAATCAGGTTGCTTTCTCTTACACCATGATTCAGCAACTGGCGTAATCTTTCAGACTGGTTGATTTTTTCCTTAATCAGCAGCTTTTCTACGCTTACTTTTTCGAATCCAGGTCTTACACCAATAGCAGCCTCGGTATCAAATGCGTGTACCATTGCTGCGGTAGGAAGATCCATTCCCTCGGAAAGTCTTTCGTACTCTGCTTCAAGGTTCTCGGTCTTGATATCAGGGAAAAGACGGTCACCTACATAATTTCTTGCGATAGAATAGTTTTGGGAAAAATCCAATCTATCCTTGTCTGTAATCATTGTTAATACACTAGGCATACTGTTCTTACCTCCGTAATTTAATCAAAGTAAATGCCGCTTGCTTTAAGTGCGGTTTCGGCATTGGTATCTACTGCAACAGGCAAATTTGCCTTAATAACACGGCCTGCAATAATTACAGAAATAGGCTTCTTTTCGTCATCTGTAATATCAACATCCTCAAACGCAATTCCCTTCGCAGAAGCGTTATTTGTTGGAACCACAGTTCCTGCCTTGATGATCTTCTTATCATCTACCTGTGTTGCCATTGCTTGTGTTCCCTCAAAAGTTTTTAACACAAGTCCGACTTCACTTGCTAAAATGTTTACACCAGAAGTGTAAGTAGTGGTTTTCATGTAAGCCATAACGTTTATACCTCCTTGCTTACTGTTCGATTACATAGCGCTGATTATATTTCTTTGCCATTTCAGCACCTTTACTTTCAGTTCCATCACCACCGCCAGCACTACCACCGCCCGGATTTGTGGTTCCGTTTGCAATTTCCTGCTCTTTAGCCTGTGCCGCAGCAGTCTCTTTATCAGAGATAATTTTTCCGAGTACTTCGTAGTCAAAACTGCCGTCATCCTTGATAACCTGTGATGCCTGTTCAGCAGAAATGTTAAATTTGGATGCCGCATTGCTTCTCTGATCCGCAATAGCCTGTGTCTTTTCAAGTTCTGCGATTTTTGCATTTGCAGAATCAAGGTCTTTTTGCAGCCTTTCCGAATCGGATAAACCCTTATCTTTCATGGCTGTGTACTCCTTTTCCAACTCACGCAGTCTTGTCAACTCTTCACTGTTTTTGTTTGCCTTTGCGTTTGCTGCCTGAACATCCTTGCTATTCTCAGCAATGATTTTTTCAATCTGTTCATCAGTCAAACCCATAGCTGTCAGTTCTTCTCTCTTCATAAATTACCTCCGTTATGTCCTACGAATTTTTATACGGTGCAACGACACCGGTTGACATTGCCGGTTTATACGCTCACGGCATTGCGAATTTTTATAAAATAAAAACAGTCACCTATTTCTAGGCAACTGTCTTATTTTGCATTTGTTTTACTATTTCCTGTGCTTTCGCCATCTGCTCTTCTATATTGATAATGTCAGCAGTTTTCCACAGAGCATCAAGGTAAGGTTTGGAAAGGTTGAAAGTCTTTTCGCAATCTCCCCAAAGTCCAACCGTTTTGATTGCAATAAGAGGATGAATACCACACTGCAGAAGTTGCAGTAATGTCTGCGACTTGGTATACATATTATCTTGTGGACTGTGATTGATCTGCACATCAAAATCTCTAAGAGTGATTTTCAGATCCTCTTTCTTAATGCGAATAACATTCAGCGCAACCTTGGCCAGTCTCTTCTCTGCTGTCTTAACAACCGGATCCTTAAGCCTTGCTCTTGATTTTGAAAAATCCCATCCGTTTCTCAGCTCAACCGCACCCTGCGTATCACCGCCAGTGTTTCCTTGCTTGTTCGGTATTCCCAAAATCGAAAGTGCGCTGTCTGTTAAATCATCCTTGGAAACCTGTGTCTGCGTTTGGTCAAGTTCCTGAGACATGATATCCACATCAGACTTATTGTCTTTATTTATTGACTTTACAACCAACGCATGGTTCATCTTCATTTTTTTGAACTCTTCTTCGTCAATCTCGCAGTTCACAAATTTGTACCATGCCTGGATAAACTGCTCTATGCCGTCCATTCTGTTTGACTGCGTATTATTGATTGCATCCAACAGATCTATAACAAGTTCAATATCAGACAACCGTTCATGGTTGTTCGGAAATTCTACAATCGGAATACCACCAAATCCGTGAAGTTTCCATGTATCAGGAACAAGCGCACTGTTTTTTATCTTACATTCATAAGATTCCGTGTAGCAGAGTTTGTACCACTCTCCATTTTCATCTTTTAACTCCTGTACCGCCAAAATCGGTTCTTCGGAACTGCGATTGTAGATGACAAAGGTGTTCAGAGGATTAGGTGCAACCACACGGATAGGCACATCTCCATTCACAATCTGAATAGCTTTAAATGATGTTCCGGTTGCCGACTGCCACTCACCAGCTTTTATGTCTTTCTCATGCTTATTTGCATCTGCTAAATAATCATTCAGTTCATCTACTGCCTTATTTACAGCTTTATCATCTTTTCTGCTGACAAACTGAATAGGCTCTCCGTAAGTCTGACCAACCTTGAACTGTACCCACTCATAAGCATGATTCTCAACGATTTTGTTCGTTATATCCTCATTTGACAGCTTTATTCTGTATAGTACCGGTTGATCTCCTTTGTAGTACTCCCATAAGTACTTGATAACTGACTTATTGTAATTAAAAACACCGATGCAATCACCAATAACCTTTACAATGTTGTCTTCGGTTATCTGCTCCACATCCGTATATGCAATTTTTCTACCGTGACAACCCTTTACAAGGTCTTGAAATTTTATAGTGTTCATATTTTCACCTACATAAATGTCATTCCGCTGCTCTGGTCTCTTTTGGGAAGTTTCTTAATCTCACGTTCTCCGGTCTCTGTATGGTAAACAACCATCTTATCGCAATTCCGGCACTTATATGTCTTGTCGATGTGTGATTTTGAACTGCATTCACCGACCAATCGTCCGCATCCCGGACAGTACACTCTAATTTTTTGGTTAAAAATCATAAATACCTCTTTTCTGCGCACAAAAATACCGCCCTTGCTGATAAGAGCGGTACTTCTGGAGTCTTCACATTATCTGAGGAGGAAATGAAAAATATCTTGGAATCTTTCTTCATCTTAATAGTATCACGGAAAAATCGGACATATCGGACAAGTTTGTTCAGATTAAATATAATAATCCAACCAAATAATGTAAAACTTGGTCTTGTGCATACGTAATTTTATTCCATCTCGCTTTTAATGGATCAATAATCAAATGTGTTGCAAAAACTATCGGCAACTGCCATGTCCATCCAAAAACAATTAAAAAAGGAAGGCAGTATAATGCACAGTGCACAAATAAATGATACCAATTTTTCCCTTTCGTTGATGCAATAAAGTCACATTGTAATACATAATCTCCCACTAAATGGCACAGCACAATTAACACTATTTCTTTAATAATTTGCATTGTTTATACCTCCGTATTGTTTTAATTTGCCATGTAACGATCGAATGCTTTTCTTACGCTATCCTCTGTGTTTCCACCACCGATTCTATCAGCAACCTTGTTCCATGATAATTTTTCAATAAAACGTAAATTTATGATCCTTCTTATACGGCTGTCCTGAACGCTTGCAATAAATTCTTCTACTTCATTATTTTTTTGCAGTAAATCGTCCTCTAAAAGCTGTAAAGTAGCCTTTCTGGAATAAAGCAGTGTCCGTTTTCTGCTGTACTCCGGATAAGGGAATCCTTCAATACGAAAATGTTCATTGCCGCCGCATCCACCTGATACGCTGTCAACAACATTCCCATCCGATTCAATTTTTCTGATATCCGATTCAAGTTTTTTAATCTTCTGCTGTACTTCTTTGATTTCTTCCTGTAAATCTATGTATTGAGACAAAACATCTTTAGTCACCATAATCAATACCTCCGTCCGAAAGAGAATGGGTTTTGAATTGCTTCTGCTTTTGCCATAGTTCCTGCTCTCATTTCATTTTCAAACAATGCAATACTATCCGGTGCATCATCGTGTTTTACTTTTCCGCTACGTGTCATAGCGGTTAATTCCTTCATGAATTTGTAGTACTGGCTCTGCCTGTCCATTTTTTTGAAATCACGAAAATAGTAATCACGAATTACATTATCCCTTGCATTTTCCATTCTCGTAATTTTGTTGGAACAGTTAAACTTAAACCTTGCGCTACATCTTCCTCCCTGCGACTTTACAATGTCCATAACATCACGACCAAAATATTCCCCGGCACTGTTACTCTCAAATGTCACAGTCTTTACATTGTGCTTAATAAGCATATTTGCGCATTCAGGCTTTGTGAACTGTGTTCCTGCATTATCAAATACTACATCAACGATATATACCTCGTTACCGTACACATATCCGACTGGCATAGCGCAGCTATCTTCTCCCTTGTCAGCACTATCACAAGCCGCCATGATTGCATCCGGCTCTCTGTCAACTGGAAGTTCCTCAAAATAATTTAACTCACTTTCAGAGAACATTCTTCCCTTTGCTTCGTATGGCTCTTGTTGGAACTCTGCCGCCCAGGTTTCTTCGGAAACAAGTTTTCTTTCTTTCCGGTAATAGTCCGTAGTGAATATTTTTCTAAGACCTCGCTTGTCCTTTCGGTATATTTCCCAGTTACTTTCGTCTGTTACAGGGTCAAGTGCCGGAATTGCAACCTCTTTCCATCTCCACCCTAGTTCATCAGCCTTGGTCTGTAACGCTGTAATAGGGTCATACAGGCTGTATTTTGTTCCCTGGATAATAATTGGTGTACCCTCTAATCTACGTCCTAAAACGTCATCTGTGACCTTTTCACACAGGAACTCTAGCCTGTCTCTGTTTCTTGCTTCCTCATGGTTCTTTACGCAGTCATCAATATAGACAAGCACGTTTGCTTCGGTACAACCTACGATTGCGCCATCAATAGGTCGGCAAGTAAATGTTGGAAAGATATTCTTGCTTTTTAGGTCTATGGAAAGGTTTTCTGCGCTCTTGTATCCATCTTTGCTTATTTTTGTAGCTTCCGGGAAAACACTTAAAAACCGCTGATATGTGCTTTCTGTTTCAAATCCTTGCAAAAGACCACCGTAGAACCTTTTTACCAGTCCTTCACCTTTTCCAACACCGAAAATGCTTCCGTCCGGGTCTCTTCCACCCATCATCTGTGCCAGTTTTAGTCCTCCGGTTGTTTTCCCGGTACGTTTTGGTTGAGAAACTGATAGAAAATCCAGTTTTCCATCGTAAATTTCTTGATATGCTCCTACTACTGGTTTTAAAACGTTTCTTCTTGGAAAATAAAATCTTCTCCACGGGTCTTTTTCATCAACTTCAATGTAATAAAAAAAGCTGTCAACTAGATACGCTGATTCATACATTAAAACATTGTAAAATTGATCTAAAATTTTATATGATGTATCATTATCCCCTGCGTATACTTCCAAATCAGCAACTCTTCCGCCTGTCTTTTCTCTGACATATTTTGCAATGAGTGACTTTGTTTTTGCTGATTGCTGCAATCCGTACTTAACATCATTTTCTGACCGAAATGCAACCGATAATGCCTGTATATACGCATCAATGACCTGTTCATCAATTCCCTTGCGCTGTATGTAATTGTCATAGCTGTTTACTGCCGATATAAGGCTCTTACTTGCCAAAAGAAAAGCACCTCCGCTTGTGGCAGAAGTGCCTTATAGGATTCTGCCTATAATTTTTCTAGGTTAGCGACTAACTCCGTTTGTTAGCCGGTGATTTTGTTTATTTTAATTCATCTACATATCTTGTCATTTCAATCTGTGTTCCATTTTCATCTCTTGTACAGACAGTTACAAATTTGTCAAGGCCACTTATCATATCCCCAAGCCTTATTTCAGTCTTATCATCATTAAAGTTATAACACTTACGCATTTCTTCAATGCAATTATTCATTTCCGTTATTTTCATTCTTCATAAACCTCACAAAATCTTTCCTGCACTTAGGGCAAAGTTCAAATTGTGCTTCTTTCGTGTACAGAATAATTTCAAAATCGTTAAGAACATCGCTCGCATGGTATCCTTCCTGCACTTCTGTCTTAATGTTCATTTTCCCTTTTCTGATAAGTGTATTCTTTATTTCTAATCCGCACCTATCGCAAGTGTGCCATTCTTTCTGATGTTTCATTGCTTAATACACTCCCATCTAAATTTTGTAATTCCTCTCAAAACAGGCAAGCCGTGAAGTTTTCGCCAGTTATTGTTGTACCGCTTAATCGTATATCTTTTGTCAAATATAGGGCTTACAAACACATGAAATTCAGTATATCTTCCAAGCGAATCTTGTTTCATTACTCCACTAACCTTTCAAACCAAACCTAACATATACAGAATTTCAAGCGCAGATATTTTCTCTGCACCCTCTCTTGTGTGTATAAGAATTTCTTTAACTTTTTCATTTTCCATATCTCTGTATTTTTCTTTGTCATAAGCTTCTGAAAAACAATAATATTTGCAATATCCATATCCTGTCCCAAGTCTATTGCCGTAAATACTTTTCCCGACAATATCGTAATAATTTGGTACTCTTAAAATATCGTGTTTTTCATCTAAGGTGCATTCCTTTTGTTCTGCTTCCAATTTTGATTGAAGATATTTCAGAAAACTTCGTATATCCTGTTCTGATTTAGAAATATATAAAATAGTTTCTTTCATTCTTCCACCAACTTCCTGCCACACATAGGGCAATAATTGATTTTTATATATCCAAGGCAACCACTGTCTCCTGTGTCGATCAACACTCCAAATTCATTTTCATCTTTGCAAATAAAATCTCCGCCAGCGTATCTTTTTTTCATATATTCATCATCGTTCATTGCTATATCTTCGCAAAATTCACACATGATTAAAACCTCGCTTCACAATGCTCTACCATTGTTTCCAACGTTTCCTTGTCATACAAAATAGAGCCATTTTTGTTCGCTTTATATTTATCAAAAGTGCATATCGTATTTATAAAATTCCCGATGCAGTCCGCATGGAAATTTATGTTGTATACTTTCTTCTGCCACTTGCCGTTTGCGTATATCTTGGTGTAACCGCCTTTTCTTGTCTTTATAATGATTTTAGAACGTGACTTTTTCATATTCGCACCTCATATCCTCCATAACCCATGCAGTAGGAATCGAACCTACGACACACATCCTATTCGGTTGCTGCTCTACCACTGAAGCTATGCATGGGAATCGCACCGTAAAACCTTTTATGGCTTGCGCTTGCCATAACCAAATGTGCACCGCCTACTTGTCACTGACTATCCATACATCTCCCATCGACCGGAACTATTGCAGTAGTGCCAGACTAAGTGGAGATAAGGATAAACACGCCCGGAAAGCATCGAACTTTCGTTAGAGGTTTTGGAGACCTCTTTCTGACCAACAGACAGACGTATATAAAGTTTTCACGATTTTTTGAAACTTGAAACGGTCAAACTTTTTCATTGCTTTCCAAAACAAGAGGATTTGTCATTATCTCAACAAAGCTACTTACTAGTATTTTCACTTCTCAATAATAACCACTGGTCGCATCCTTCAGCAACGCACGCCATGTTAGGGATTTGAACCCCAGAGACTTTTACATCCAGACTGTTTTCAAGACAGCACCCTCGACCAACCGGACACATGGCAAATATAGCATGGTTAATTGCTAAAACAGGTATCTCAACTCACAATTATGCATATCCCCCTGCGAACAATGATATGCGTTCCCACTCGTATAAACGCAGATACAAGGACTCGAACCTTGACAGCATTTCTGCTGGATAGCTTAGCAAGCTACTGTGATACCATTACACCATATCTGCAAGGGGAGGTTTTTTACTTGGTTTTCCTCTGCCCAAGGATCTTTTAGTCAGCCGCAAGCGGCTCTATCAAGTTCCCATGAGATAAACATTAACCGGTGTATTTATCCCCTATGCTTCTGTAATAAGCATACTCGGAGTGTACTTGCAACAACACCTATTGGGATGATGGGACTTGAACCCACAGCCTATGCCTTAGAAGGACACTGCTCTTTCCATTTGCGCTACATCCCAATGTGCGTTTCCATAAGCTGTATGCCTACATTTAAGGCGCTGACGCAGCGCAACACTTATGGCTATTTTTATTTTCGCAGGGCATCCGCCAGTTACCTGCTAGTCGGTTGCGATCCGACATCGTGGGGAAAGAAGGAGTCGAACCTTCGGTGTTTCTAATGTCACGGTTTTACAGACCGCTGCAATCGCCACTATGCATATTTCCCCAAAACCTGTGCCGTATAACCACAGCCTAACTTCTGGCACACCTATCTGCTACCTACCGATTATTGCAATCACGGTATCGTCTTATAGACGCAGATAAAGTTTTCACCGCTATATGGTTGCAAAGCTTCAAGCGGTTACGTGGAAAACCCTCACGAGCCTTGCGACGGCTCTTAACAGCATTCCGCTATGAGGTGAAAGGAGTGTCTCCAATGGAAAAGTATGGAAGACAATTCGCAGATGGCAAAGACCGAAAGAAGAAAACATCTGCGAAACAGGACTACCAGGATTCGGACCTGGGATGCAGCAGTCAAAGTGCTGTGCCTTACCGCTTGGCGATAGCCCTAAACTCCGGGAGAGAGACCATCTGCTCCCGGATTATTTTTGTGAAACACCCTATATTGCTTTATCTAAAAAAATTATCTCGCCTGTGTACGGTACTTTGAAAAACTTAGTGTTGTCGAACGCATTATTTCATTTTTCATTTCCCACACACAGGCTACATACACTATTGATGCCTTGATTTCTCGGACACATATCCAATGCCAACACAACACCGGATATTCGGCAATAACAATGGCTTTATGAATTTAACCCATTCAACAATGTGATATGGGATAATTCGCATAATCTCCGGCAACCACATATTATACCCACATAAAAGTTATTCCAAATGCAATGAACATTGCAAGTGCAAAGAGAATTACTCCGTCTGATGCCGTTTTCTGTTTTGGAGCATACCATAAAGCAGATATTGCTAAAACTGTCAATACCAACGTTGTCATTATTTTTAAAATCATGAATCCAAGCATTTTTTCTTCGTCCTTCCTTCAATTTCATCTATCATTGCCATTACCAGTGCTTTAGCAAACTGGCTATTGTTATGCATTTTTATCAGCAAGTTGCCCTGTCTGATAAGATACGACCAATCATCATCCGTTTTCGGATTAGCGTACTCTTTATGGATTTTCCAAACCTCTGTGTAAATTGCTTTTACATCTTCCGGCAGCTTTCCTTTAGGTTTTTCAAAATCAGACAGCAAATCTTTCTCTCGCTTCTTCTGATGATCCATCTGGCAGGCAAACAATTCTGTGATGTTGCATCTCTCCTGCTTAACTCCATGCCCCTGCTTGAACAATTCACACTCCAGCACAGATCCACACACGCTACATTCGTCTTTTATCTCTTTTCCGTAGATTTGCATAAGTTATAACCTCAATCCTTAGTTCCACATATCCCCAGGAGGATCAATAGCAAATACATCCACCAAGGAGCCTGCAATGTATATAAAATCCAAAATAGCATAACGAGTAAAAAAACCATGCGTTTCCTACTGTTAATCGTATTTTCCATCTGTGATTTCTACCATGCAGCTATTTACATTCAGTATTGCTACCACTGTGCCCGTATTGAGACTTACTCTCCCAATAACCGGATTTTTTAAATAGCTGACAGCTTTTACATACACATAGGCGTTAGTGGTTTTACTGCCAACTACACGATATCCATATCTTTTAAAATATCTTCTAGCCTTTGTAATAGCCTTATCTTTTTGAATGAATGGTATCACGGCTATATCTCCTAAATGGTCTTTTTTGTTTTTGAGGAAATTTTTAAAATCAACCACAGGCGAAGAACTTTTCTTCTTTTCCGTCTTCATAAACAACCCTTGCTACAAATTCCTGCGAGTGATCCATTTTCAAACATTTTGGTGTGTTTAACATATCTATCCGGTTCTTAAGAACCTTTATGCGATTATCTTTCAGGTATTTCTTATAGAACCACATATCAGTTAGCTTGCTTCCCTGAGTAAGTTGCAACTGTTTCTCACATTCTTTTCTGCCTATCTTGCCTTTCTTATATTCTTCTAGGATTTTCAGATAGCCCGGAACAGGCGGCTTTCTAGGTCTACCAGTGTTTTCAGGTTTCTTTATGTCTCTGATGTTCCTGGAACCATGTGCAATTTGATGGCATACATGGCAAAGTGGGACAATATTTCCAATGTTGTTTGTACCGCCAAGTGCTAAAGGTACTACGTGATGATATTCAATTCCTATATTGCTTCCGCAGTTACTGCATACCGTCCCTAGCTTGTCTTTTAATTCGTCCTTGAAAGAAACTCTGTTGAATTCTAATTTGTTCTGTGTGTAGCTTAATTCCATGTATGTCACCTCACTTTCCGTAATAGGCCTTTTTGTTTTAAAAAATATTTGTGGGACTAAGATGGGTGGTTTTAAGGTTTCACATAGACCCCTTCCCCCTTGGTTTTAACTATGCGTTAAACACGTCTTTATAAAATAGTTGATTGTCAAATCCTTAACTATCCCATTTTTTCGCACGTTTCAAGGATTGTTGCTAATCATTTGCATCTGTGTTGTCACTGTCATACGCTCCGGAATCAGTCAACATTGATTTATTTTGTCCAAAATCTGTGTCTAATCGTGGGAGTTGGTCGGCTGTCCTGGTTATTTTGTGCACAATCTCTTGTTGTGTGGTCTGTTTCCTTCCGTGGTCGTTGTTTAATCGTTCCGTTGCTCCTAGAGCATTCCGCAGATTAAAAGCAACAAGTTGATCGCAATCTGCATCATCTAACCAATTTACAAAAGCTTTTCTGACCTCGTCCATGCTCGATGTACTTGATTTTGTTCTCCATGCGCTTAAAGCCTGTTTAGATATCCCTGTTAATATCTTAAATGTATCAGCTGTAGCAGTCATATCATAAGCGTTAGCTAACTCCCTAAGATATAAATAAACCTCATACAACAGATCTATATTGTACGCATTGTAGTTAGTTAACATTTGATTAATACTATTATCCACTATGTTTTTTGGTATATCTTTTAATACATTGTTAGGTCTTATATAATTATTATATATATACTGCATGGCACCATTAAAAACCGGTTGCCGTTGTGATCTCATGTCATCGATGCCATAAGCTGCACAATAATCGTCAAAGTATTTACGGATATTTTTTTTTATCTCGTCAATGTTTGGAATCTCTCTGACGTCCTGCACCGCTCTGCACCTCCTAAAAATTTGCAATAAAAAATCACTAGGCATCACTTAACAAACCCATGTTTTTTTGATCTCCTCAACGTGTATCAGTAAAAACATAAATCTAAAAAAGTGATCAGCTAGTGACTTCTGATCTTTTCCGGTCTGCCGGCTCCGGTGGTCTTGGTTACAATCTAGGCGGCTGCATATCCAGAGGGGGGGGGTTGGATTTGCACCGCTATCACTCGCACCGTGTTAACGTCGGCTCCCTAACTGATTTAATCATAACACAAGGACTATTAAAAAATCCACAGCATAATATAACAACCTTTTACGCATTTGGTGATTTGTTTCTGTGGTGGTCTGCTTCTGATCCTGAGCAAATAAAAATCATGCGATTAAAAAATATCATACGGTTAAATTTGACAAATGGGATTTTTAAATAGACAGACAGGTGATTTTTGCAGATGGGTGTATGGCGGTAGCTGGTCAGCTCTAGTATTTATATATACTTGGTATATCATTGTCTTTCTGCTTTTATTTACTTTTATCTTATCTCCTTTTATTTAATCTAATCTTATTTAATCTTATCTGCGTCTACAATTTGTCTACAATTTGTCTACAAAATTTAGCACGTTAAAATGTCGCAGTGAAAATAGATCAAGAAAAGCAGGTGTAATAGCCTGCTTAAAAAATATCTTTATATAGCTTTTTATGGTCGTCATCCGTTGGAATTACTCGCCAACCTTTATATGTCGGGCATCTATACGAGCCTTTACCGATGGCAGCACTTTTTGCACCTGATAAACCGGATCGTATGTTCTCAAATTCCCGGCTATCCGGTTCGCATCCGAATAATTCCCGGCAGTTTTCCCGGAGCCATACAGTGAGGCAACGAAATTGATAATGCGTCCCATTGGGTGCGACTATATGCCAATCTATGGCGTTTACATTTGTTTCAAATCGTCCGCTTTTGGGGCTTTTTAATGCTGCATCTGTTGCAAGCTTCTGCAGCTTTCGCATGTCCCGTCCTTGCGCTTTTTCAGATATTTTTTTCTTCGTTTCCTCCGAAAATTTTCTTCCGGTACTACGCTTTTTTGCATATATTTTTCTACATTCTGCTGAACATGTTACTTTTTTACTAGACGGAGGACAGAAAAAGTCTTTCCCACAAATCACACATTTTTTTACGTTTCTTTCCATCTTTTAACCTCCAACGCAAAAAGCGGAGCTTTTCGTCTCCGCCTGTTGCTTTTATTCGTTTATTTCTTCCAAATATGCCCTATGCCCTTTCATTTCTTTATCAAGCGCATAAAAGCAAGGCTTTTCGTTTCCCTGGAGTACTTCGTTAATCTCGTAGCATTCGCCCCAGGGGGCTTCAACCATAGTAGCACCAAAAGTATTTTTATATAATTTCCATTCGTCCGGAACTATAACAGTCATGCGATCGCTGCAGGTTGCGTGTTGGTGTTCTCCGCCGTAAGTATAAACATTTCTCTTTTCTGCTGCTAAAACTCCGTAATTACAATAAATTTCTATCTTCTGCATAATTTCCACCTTTTAACCTTTCTTTTAAGCTATTTGTTTACTTGTTCTTCTGATCCGTTCCGCTCTCGCTGTGATCCGGTCAATTAGTGCCCTGTCACCGTATGCGGTTTTGTTGGCTAATAACTCCGGATCTGTCATGCTCTCCAGTGCTTGGAGCGTTTCCACTTGCACTGTCTCCAGTGCTTGGAGTTCTGCCCGGTTAAATTCTTTCAGAAGTTCGGACCTGGTATTTTCCAGTTGTTCCCGGTAGTACTGGAAGAACTGCCGAACGTTTGAACGGATCCGGTAAGCTTTCTTTTCTGTGATCTGTTCCGGTGTTCCTGTCATTCTTCCTCTTCCTCTCCGTAATTCTCAGCAATAAAAAGTTCCACTTCTTCGGCCGTCTTCATTTCTCCAAAAATATCATTGAGAGAATAAAAATCTGTGCTTTCAATTTGCTTTCTTGCTCTTTCGCTAAGGTCTAGAGCATCTAAAAAATCTGCTGTATCCTGGTTAAGTTGTGCTTTTGTCTTTGTCATGTAGGTTACTCCTTTCGTTTGTTTGTAATTGTATTATACATTACTCAATTTATTATGTCAATACATTTTTATAAATTACTCAATATTTTCCATTTTTGTTTTTATTGCATCTAATATATAAGCGTTTAGGCTTAAACCGTCCTTTTCTGCTGCTGCTCTCACCTGGTCCCTATATCCATTTGGGAGCATAACAGACACCCGATCATATTTAGATTTGTTGTATTCGTTTTGCTTGTTATAACGCTGTTCTAATTTTCTTTTTGCTTCCAATAGTTCCATTTTGTGCACCTCCTTTTACTTATTATATTATACTCAATTTAATTTATCAATATATAACATTCTTTTTTGTATAAATTACTCAATTTATATATCAAAAAATTGTGCAATATGCTATTTTAAAACATATTACTCAATTTATATTGACTTATGCAATTACTCAATATATAATAGCATTAACAACAGAAAACAAAAGCCGCCCGGCATCCTACCAAGACAACCCGAGCGGCACCCAAAAAGAAAGGCACCCAAATTATAACACGGGTGAAAAGGTAAAAGCAATGAGAAAGAATGAATTATTAGAAGCAATTGACAACATCAAGGCAAGAAGCGCATGGAATAAAGGTGTAAAGATCTATGCTTATGAGCTTGTAGAATCTCTGGAAGTTGAAGAGATCCCCCAGGACAAAACAGAGTTAAAAAGTCTTTTACTGAATGGCGCCGCTGACTGGAAACAGTACAGTTGGGGTGGCTACTCTCTAATTTATGATTGTGACATTGCCGAACGTTTTTGTTGCCCGTCTGAGTTAAAAAAGGTTTGCGGCGGCGAGAACAAACCAAACAGATCCGAGGAATGGTTAGACACACAGGCAAGAGCATTAAGCCATTCTTTTGATATAATTTATCATATTGTTAAATTTAGCAAGTAAGACAGGCTTACACCGGGGATCATGCCCCGGCTTGCTTTTACCCGGATCACTGGGAAATTTTGAAAATATGGAGGAAATGAAAATGGGAAAAATAAATATTGATATGTGGTACGGAGACAAGCCGGAACAGGTGACAGGATTAGAAATATATTTTAATGATTTAGGCGGATTTTATTTCGGCAATCTTCGCATTTTTGGGAAAATTGTTGGTGATTATTACGCCGACAGCGTGCAAGACATAGAAAAAGCATTTCCACATCTTGCGAAAGATATTGAAAACTGTTTGAATTAGCCGCCGCAGAGGATGCCCGCCGGATCACTACCGGCGGCGGTTGTATTTCTTTTCAAAATGATATATAATATGCTAAATTTCTACTAAGGTAGATAAAAGCATATCTTTATTTTGGAAAAGAAAAACAAAAAACAAAAATGGAGGTATGAACGATGGAAAAATTAACAGATCAGGAAAAGAAAGCAATCAAACAGGCTATAAATGAATTAGGCTATTTTGATGTTGCAGAAAATGAAGAAAAGCTTTGCAAGTGGTACGAAGATGGAACCGCTTCAATTAACACTGCTCGGAATGGCCGTACTGTTGCTTGGGTGCTTTTGGAAAGCGAAGAAAAGGCTATTTATGTAGACACGTTGGAGGAATTAACTGAAGAAGAAATAGAAAGCGAGTTATGCTAACATGCAGAAATTCAAAAAAGACACAGCACTGCGGTGCGCAATTTTTGAACTTGAAAACAGATAAAGACGGTTAAAAGCCGTCTTTTTGTCGTGTTCCGTTGGATCTGCTGCCGTCTGGCGGTCTACTTGTGTTACTCTTCCACCGGATCCGGTCAGGTCCTGCGACCGGATATATTGACGGCTTGCGCTGTCTTGGTGTATAATCAAATATTACAAGGTGGATTTTGCCAAAATGCGAAAAGTGGGAATCGGTCATGTATATGACATCATGGAGAACGTATCTGATGCCGGGGAACGGCTGGAAACCGTCATAAGGGTGGAGAGTGCCGCCGGTGGTTTGTCTCCGGAATCTGCGGAGCTACTGCGGTTTGCGTATGATTCTATGCTTTCGGCTGTTGGAGACCTTGCAAAAGCTGCGACACGGTGAACTGGTGACAGTTTCCAAACGTGCACCGCAGAAGTGAACAGGTGTTTTATACCTTGAATCGGTCTGAAAAAATCTGCGAAAAAACTCTGAAAACGGATTTTTCAGCTTGAAAAGTGCTACCCCGGGGGATTGAAATTTTTTGCATTATATTTTGACGAAATTTTTTTCTTTTAAAAACCTCTGAAAACGAGATTTTCGGATGGAAATTCGGAACCCGGGGGGATACAAAACGGTTTGCATTAATTTTTACGAAAAAAGTCTCAAAAAATGAGATTTTTAATAAAACCTAGAAGGGGGAAATATTATGAATTGCTACAAATGTGGTAAAGAAATGAGAGTTGTTCCGGAACAGGTGGCTACGGATGAAAAAGGATTGCCTGTATATCACAGAATAGGTTATTGTGATTCTTGCATGTCTAAATTTGACATTGACATTTTGGAACAGCAAAAAAATCAGACAGTTCAGAACAATCAAAAGCCGCCTAAGAAAAAGCAGAGCACATTAAGTACGTTGGCGGCTGTGTTTTCTATTTTGACATTTACTATTCCGGTTGCTGTTATTCTTGCAATAATCGACATTGCTACTGGTGATAAAAAGAATAAATTGCATACTGGTTCGTGGTTTGCCATTATATGGTGTGTTCTTGCAATCATAGTTTACAACATAGGTAACAAACCTGGTGACGATGTTTCTATACCTATTGCAGAAGTAAAAGTTTCTGTAGAATCTACAGAGGAACAGACACCGGAGCCTATCATAAATAAGTCAGATACTGTCATTTCTCCCGGTTACACATTTGATGCAGACGGTTTACAAGTCACAATAAATGACTTTGACCTTAACTTCACCGATTATGAGGATGAATACGGTTGGAATGCTCCTGCTGATGGAATGAAATACATAATGATTGATGTTTCCTATCAGAATAACAGCAAAGATGATAAGTATGTAAGTATCTATGATTTCCAGTGCTACGCAGACAATACAGATTGCGAACAGAATTACAGTGTTGTGGAAAACTCTTCGTTGAATGCGAATATTTCAAGTGGAAGAAATACCTCTTACAAAATTGCATTTGTAGTTCCACAGGATGCACAGAGTATTGAACTGGAATATGAAACAAGTATATGGACCGGTCATAAAGAAGTCATAAAATTACAATAGAATATAGGATTTTAAGGGCATTCTACGGAATGTCCTTATTTTTGTGTAAAAAAAGAATGTCCTCCACGACAAGGACACTCTTCTTTTAAAAATACATGTTTGATGCGCTTTTGCTGAAAAGTATTGCTACTGTTCAGCTGGTATAAATTATAGTTTGGTCACTATTAATTATAGCATTTGTAAAAGCACTACGCAAGCATTCTCATGTAATCTTTGATAATTTCATCAGCCAGTGTAAACACATTTCTTCCATAAGTGGCTAGGAAGTCTGCAACAATCTCTTCTACCTCAATCGGCATGGTAAGGTTGTATGAAAATGCAAACGCATGGCACAACTCATGGCAGAGAACACGGTCAAAGAATGAGCCATTGATTCTGTTGGAAATATAAATGCACTGCGTATTTCTGTCTGTCATTCCAAACGTGTATGTGTTATCAGAGCGCATTAGCATAGTGCTGTGTGGCTCTACAAGCCTTAAATTCCAAACGATTCCATTTATCGTGAACATCTTACCACCTCCAACATAAAAGGGGCTAAATAAGCCCCTTATGTGTGTTATCCGATTTTTGTTACCAGTGCAGACAGCTTGCTTTTAAGGACAGACTTCTCTTCCGGTGTGGCATCATTTATGATTTCGGACATATCCGTTGCCAGTTCCGTCATGTAGGTGTTCAGGTCACGCACTTTTGCTTCCTTGTCCGCAGGAGTGTTAGCTTTGTGCAGTTCCTTATTTTCCATGTAGGCTCTACGGCTCATGCCGCTTCTGCCCTCTCTTGAATCACGCATACCGGATAAAGAAGTTTCCGTGTAGTACATACGCCCCATGTCTCTGTCCATGTCACGGTGATACATTTCTGGGGTCATATGGTAATAGGGTGGCTCTTCATAACCTCTGCGGTAGGTTCCACGACCTTTAGGTGCAAATCTGCCGTCAGCATAGCGGTAATGGTCGTAGAAACGTTTTCCACCGTCACCGTACCGTTCAAACATTTCCATTACTTCGTCCGGGTCATAGTCCTGCATGGCTTTTGTCAACTCACGGTAATACATAGCTTCGGATAAGTCTTTCATCATATCAATGACGTTTCCCATTTCGCAAGTATCTACTTTGTCAATTCCTTTGTCAAACTGCGTTTTAGCGCATTCAGAAAGTTTTTCAATCATTTCATGCATTCTTTTAACATCCATGATTTCCACCTCCTACGCTTCACGAACGGCAATTAAATTGCTGTTCTGTACCTCAATAGCCTGTGTGGAAGTGTTCTGAACCGCTACTGTGCTGCAGCATCCACGAGGAACATCAATGTAAGCCTGTGCAGATACATTGAAGAAATTCTCTACTGCTGCCGGAGTTACAATCATTCTTGTGGACTGTAAAGGTTCTCCGTCTACTGCCAGCGCAAGGGAAATTTCCCCAACAGTTCCACCCGTGGGAATCTGAATGTTTCCGGAATAACTTACAAGGAATCTTGCACGACACTGATTAGTGATACCTCTTAACTTCACAATTCCGGATCCCTCTCTGTGAGTGATACAACCACTTCCATTCACGGCAGTTTCGGTAAGAGCAACGTCCGCTCCTGCTGCCACAGTCTGTAATGCTACTGCTGTATATTCAGCCATAATAAATACCTCTCTTTCATAAAATAAAAAACCACCAACTGAATATTAGTTGATGGTTTGAAAATCCATTATTTATTTTTGTAGTCTGTAGCACACATTCCTATGCATTGCGGAGTTCCGTATTTTTCAATATAATCTTCGTCTCCGTATCGTTTAACACAAACATACATTGTATCGTGCCAATTCGTTCTCACATCTTCTGTTTTTGAAGTATTGTCAATTACAATGTCTGATATTTCAAATGGTGCATTTGTTGCTCCTATCTTTTGGCAAAAGTCTTTGTGAATTTGATATATGTATTTTTTCATATCATCAAAGTTTTCAAATTCCCTTGCCGTTTCTAGGGATTCAGCTAATCCACCTCTATGTTGTCTGAAAATAACCATTTTGGCGCTCCTTTCTTTTTTGAAAATTGTACCACGACTTTAAAAATCCATCAACTTAATATTCTGTTTTCAATGTGCAAAAGGGCAAACATTATAGTCTGCCCTTTGATTATAAGTAATACTGCATAGCAGACATAACCATAAGGTTAAGTTACTCGATATGCAGTTTTAGCATCCGCAACCAGTGTTGCAACCACACCCGTAATATACGTTAGGGTTGGGAACCTGATATGCAGGAATAGGTGCAGGTTTCACAGTGTTGATGATCTGCTGTGTCTGAGCCGCCATCTGAGTAGTGAGAAGTGCATTCTGCCGATCTTGTGAAGCTGCTCTGCGCAGATCGTTATTTTCTGCGGTCAGAGTTGCAATCTTGTCTTGGCATAAGTAGTCAAGGATTGCTCTCGTACCGGCATTTTGACTGTCGATAATGTCACGAGTGTTGTTGTTCATGGTGTTCTGCAATGCGCAAGTATTCGTTGCCATATTGTAGTTCACACCCTGGATAGCTTCACGGGTATCGCAGCAGCACTGTGCTAACTGTGCCTGTAAAGCGTTAGCATTCTGCATTCCTGCTACGGTGTCTGCATTGATAGCCTGTTGGATGCCATAGCCGGTCTGTAAAATATTGGTATTTACGCCATTAAATCCGGTAAGCATACCGTTGTTTACAGCGTAGAATCCGTCACACAGACCGTTGTTAATTCCGTCCAGCTTGCCGATGATAGACTGGGTATCAAAACCTCTTTGAACCTCAGAACCTACACCGCCATTCATGCCGTTTCCACCGAAATTTCCAAAACCTCCCCAACCGAAGATTAAGAGAATCACGATCCACCATGCGCCATTGTCCCACATACCGTCGTTTCTGTTGTTTCCAGTCACAGCAGCAATGTCTGCCAGACTGGGAGATGTAGCGTTAAACATTTTGTTACCTCCATTTGTTTTATTTACAAATGGGATACCCGGTTTTCTGTGCGCACAACCCAAAATGTACTACATTCCAAAAAAACTTCTTATCTCATTCATGTTGATTCCATTAGTATCCATACAGTTATTCAAAATCTGTCCGGCACCATTCATATCCCCACTGTTGATTTTGCTTAAAATATTTGTTGCCATAAGATTTCCACTAGATGCCGCCTGTTGGAGTGCTTGCATAGCCGCCTTTTGTGGATTGCAAATACCTTTAATCTGATTAAGAATTTGCATCATCTGTTGATTCATTCAGCATCTTCCTTTCTTTGTGTCTGTGAAGATTTTCTTTGCGATTGCGAAGATTTTAACTGCTCAATCTTTTGCTCCAGTTCATCAAACCGCTTCATAAATACCTCTGTAGCTTCGTCTGATAGGTCAAATTTCGTCTTTTCTGCGGTCTGCGGTAAATTGTTGGGGTTATCTTCCAAAACAGGCTTATAGAGCCTTGTGTAAATTTTCCCATCCGCTCCCCAGGATTTAGCATAAATCTCTGACATATCTTGTTTAGGGAAAAATGCCGTATTGCCATCCATAGGAACCTCATTCGGTGCTATGCACTCCTGCGCAGGTACAATGCGACCGTACATCTGTACCGCATTTTGCTGTGTCTGTTGCATAAACTGCTGTGGCTGGAATTGTTCCTGCTGTGGCATAAATTGTCCGTACATAGGTGTCCTATACTGCGGATTGTAGTAGTTTGGATTCATAATCGGCTGTGGCATGGCTATTCTCCTTTTCTTCCATTGATTCTATCTGTTTCGCAATTTCCACTTCATCAAGTGTCTGATATGTCGGTTTGTTCAAAAGTCCCAACGGACTGAAATTCATAAGCAT